ATTCGAATTACCTCGCGAGTCCCGGGCGCCAGAGGGACCCGAGTTTGTATAAAGATATTTGCAGCACTTAGGATTGCAAGGGGTTTCTAACACTTAGCAGATTTTCGCAAATACAAATACAAATACAAAAGCCCACCAATGAGGGCGGGCGGCTGCCGATATTGCGGGGCGGTTGCTGATGCTCACCCCTGCGCAATTGCAAGCCAAGTTACGGGGCGCCCGGGCTGGAATCAGCCGCCCAGTGTGACAGCAACCGGGGCGCAACTGCCCACGCTCGGCACAGCAAAGCCCCGCCCGATCAACAGGGCGAGGGCACAACAAAAGCCCCCGCCCGGTAAAGGGCGAGGGCCAGGAGCTGAGGCTATGGGATAAGGCTCAGGGCGCCCAGATCAGACGGGCGGCCCCATCAGCCAGGGGCTGGGCGTCAGCGATCGGGGCCAGGTGGAACGGGGCAGCCTCAGGCCCTGCCCCTCGGCTCATTTTGCTGCGCAGGATCACGGCTACGCCCTCAGGATCCGCCCACCTGTGATCTGAGAGGTCACCGTTAACGCAAGGCACCGTTACGGCTGGCCCGTGATCCGGGGCCAGGGCGAGGGCCACCGGCAGCGGCTGCCCCTTGCGCAGGGCCACGGGCACAGCCAACCGGAATCCCGCGCGAACAGCCAGGGCCGCATCAGCCACAGCCGTAGCCCGATCGGCAGCCAGGCTGGCTGTCACGTCAAACCCGGCATCAGCCTGAGCCCAGAGCCCCAAAGGGCCTGATAGGGGCGCCTTTGAATACTCATAAAGGTAGAGAGCGCCCTCACTGCGCAAGACGCCCAAAGCCTCGGCCAGAGTGACGGCCCCGGGGCTGATAGCAGCGCCAAACCTATGGGCCAGGGCCACAGCATCAGCAACCGGCACAAGCAACCCCAGCCGATGCCAGCCGCACCGGGGGCCTTCATCGGTTCCGCGCAGTCTCACGGCCAGGGGCAGCCCCTGAGCCTGGGCGCGCGCCCACGCCCTCACGATCGCCCACAGAATCGCCCGCCCGTAAAGGCCAGGATCCGCCAGCATCGCAAGAGTGCGACGCCCACGAGCAGCAGCAACAGCCGGGCTAAGCCCCCCGTGGCCCGCCCAGTTGAGACAGCCGGCAGCACAGCCAGCCGTAGCCCAGGGGCAGCCGTTATGGGCGCGGGCCTGTTCGCCCAGCCCCTCTCTATCGGCCAGGTGGGCGAGGGCGGGCAAATAACTACGGGGTGCTGTGCTGCCCCGGTGCCCGGGGGTGACAGCGGCAGCCAGGGCGCGCGCGGGCAGGTGGTGAAGAATCACCCCCACAGCCTGAGCGCTGCCCTTTTGCATTTTGGGGTTTGAATCCGTCAACAGGTCGCCCAGGGTGAGGCCAAACCGGGCCAGGTGGGCGCTGATATCAGCCGGCATCCTCACGGGGGCGCAACGGGTGGCGGTTGCTGTGGTTTGCATTTGAGGTAACAGGTAATAGGTAAGAGGCCGGGCGAGGGCCACAGGGTGCCCACCCCGGGCAGGGGCAGGGCACCGGGTGGCCATCAGCGGCGGGGCGCCCACCTGCCGTCAGGGGTTTGGCGCTGGAGGTTCTCCACGTGGGCGCCGCCCAGGGTGCCCGGGCCATCCGGGTGGTGATCCCAACGGATACGGGCCAGATCCTGGCCGCCACCCCACAGGGCCACCACCACACCCCGGGCCTGTGGGAGCCAGCCGGTAACCGCCCCCATCTGCTGACAGAAGGTGGAGCTGTAACGCACCCGATCGCCGGGCTGGATCCTGTGCTGGCGTGCCATCAGGCCACCCCCCGGGCAGCCCGCGCGATCGCCACCCCGTCCGGGTGAGGCTCAGATGCGCAAACCTCACGATGCCGGGCGGCTACCGCCCGCATCTCAGCGGTCAAAAGCCAGCCGGCAACCTCAGCGCAGGCCAAGACGTGGGCGGGGCTGTAGGTATCGGGCAGGGTGAAAAGGGCCTCGCCCAGGATGCCCCTAACCTCAACCCCGTAACGCATCAGGGCGAACCCAGCAACCACTGGGCGCGCGCCCCTCTCCTGCCCGGTGGCCATCCTGGCCAGCATCAGCGGCAGGGCCAGGGCCTCAGCATCAGCCCCGGCAGCACAGGCCGCCACCAACTCCCGGCATGCGGCCAGGGCCTGTATCGCCTGGGCGCCATGGGCCAGGGCCTCGCCCTCGCTGGGGGTGAGGGCCGTTACGTACGCATAGGACTCGCCCCCGTCAAGTGAGCCCACAGCGGGCAGGGCGCGCCATGGCAGGCCCTGCCGTTTTAGAAGGGCAGCGGCTGCCGCATCCGGGCCATCGGCGGCAGGTACGGCCAGCCGGGCGGCCCTGTCGCGAGAACTGCGCTTAAGGGTCGCGACCCACTGGCCCCGGCCCTGAGAATCGCAGCCGTAGCGGACAACGACAGCCGCGCGGGAGCTCACCACGGGGCCGTGGGCAACATCAGTGGCCACCCTGTCGCATCCGAGGGCAGTTAGGGCGGCGGGATCGTAAGGGTGAGAAAGGGTTTGCATGGCAGTTAACAAGTAAGAGATAAGAGAGGCGGGAGAATCAGCGCAGGGCGCAGTGATCAGCAGAGATACGGGCCAAGGCGGCATCCTCCCGGCATGCGGCCAGGGCCAGGGCCTGATTAATCCCCGCAGTCAGGCAAACAGCCAGGGCACAGGATCCGAAAGCAAGGCCTGCAGCGAGGGCGGCAGCGGCGGAACGGTTCAACATCAGAGGCAACAGGTAAGAGATAAAGGGGCGCCCTGCGGGCGCAGACCCACTATGGGGCCAGGTGAGCAGCGCAGCCCCTACCGGGTGGCAAGGCTGCGCAATTGTCACACTGCGGCCAGGTCACCCCGACACAGCCTGAGCGCCCGATCCTGCGCAGCCGTAACGGGCGGCAGCGCAGCCAGGGCGGCAGCGGCTGCCGCAATTGCGCCCAGGGGCAGCGCAGCCAGGGCCTCCCCATAGGTTCGCTCACCAGCCAGGATCGGGCCATCAGCCCACCACACGGGCGGCAGATCAAACCCCGCACCCTTAACAGCCTGGGCGATGGGCCACAGGGTTGCCACCCGCTCACCCTGCTGCGCCACCCGCGCGCGGGCCTCAGGGGTGCCGGGGTCCCACGGCTGCCCCGCCCAGCCGTCACCCGTGGGCGCGGGGGTGGCCAGGTTCGGCAGATCAGGGGCCGGGCCATCCTGCGCAACAGGGGCCGGGGGCTCAGTCTCACCCGGCAGCACCGGACGTGGGGCCACAACCACAACTCGATAAGAGTGCTCTGGGTTGCGCTCAGCCCACCTGGCCGCCCTGCGCTCAGCAACGGCCACAGGATCGGGGCCAATACCTGTGCGCTGCCACTCACCCCGCTTGTAAGGGTCGACTTCCACCTGGGCGAGGGGCTCAGGGGCAGCACCGGGGCGGGCCTCACCCGGCAGCACAGGGGCAGGGCGCTCAGTCTCCCGCAGGATTGCGCCCACGGTCACAGCCGCACCCCGGGCCTGCAGGCGGGCGACAGCAGGGATCCAGGTGGCGGGGGTGCTGATGGGGAACTTGCGGCACAGGTGGGCGACAGCCTCAGCCTCAGGCTCAGCCACCACCCGGGCGGGCTCAGCCTGGGCGGCCTGAGCCTCCCGGGCGAGCTCCCGCAGTCGGCCGAGGTTCACGTATTGACCGCCCACCAGATAGCAAAGGGTGCGGCAGCGCCCGCGCGCGGGGCTCTTAGCAGCGTTCACGCCCGCAGCGCGCAGGATCGCGAGGGCCTGATCGGCAGGAATCAAGGTCGACATAAGAGATAAGCGATAACGCCCACCCTTTATATAGCCGCCCCCGCCCACCTGGCAACCCACACCCCATAGCGAGGGTGCCACCGGCCCACCCGGCCGGGTTGCTCCCGGCACAGCCACCCGGGCCACCCTCGGCACAGGTCACCCCATCAGCGGGCGGCCTCGGGTTTGCATCAGCAACCCCGCCGCGCGATCGCATCAGCAACCCGCGCGCAGTTAGCAACCCAAACCCGCACGGGTAGCGGTAGCTAACTCACCCCACGGGGTAGTGAGCTTCACCAACCCCACGGGGTAGTGAGCTTCACCAACCCCACGGGGTAGTGAGCTTCACCAACCCCACGGGGTAGTGAGCTTCACCAACCCCACGGGGTAGTGAGCATCTCCAACCCCACGGGGTAGTGAGCTTCACCAACCCCACGGGGTAGTGAGCTTCACCAACCCCACGGGGTAGTGAGCTTCACCAACCCCACGGGGTAGTGAGCTTCACCAACCCCACGGGGTAGTGAGCTTCACCAAGCCGGCGCAAATTGCAAATACCAACCGCGCAGCAGTAACCGATGCAAACTCACCGCGAGTTTGTGTTGCTAACTCTCTGCGCCCGTGCATGCCGGCGCCTGCAATCGCGATTGCGATGTAGCCAACCCTCCACGCGGTTCGCTACACCTCTCCTGCAATCGCACTTGCATGCTGTTGCAAACCATGCAGCACTATCTATATATAATAGGGGTGTGTTTTTTGGCGGCGCAATCCCGCGTCTCTCGCTGCGGCTGGGCGGAAGGGGGTAAAAACGGATCGGAATGTGTATGTAAATAAAAGTAAAAATACCCCTATAAAAACCGAACCTCCAGGGTTCCTAAATTTTTTTGGCTGCGCAAGAAAGCAATAAAAACCGACACACAGCGGGTCCCTGTCCTTTTCAATCGTCTTCATACGCTGCCTCCACAACCCGCCCACAGCAATCACATCGCAGCTCCGGGTCTTCCCAGTTCACCCGAAGCGAAATCAAGCACCATCCATCACGCCCGTCAGTCAACGCGATTGATTCACGTTCATCAACAGCGCAGATACGACAGATCACGCCACCATCGTCGGTGACACCATGCAGCGGGTAGCCACCGGGCCATACATACGGCTGACGCGCAAGCTGATCAGCAAGCCGCAGCGAACGAGATCCAGTACTCATCAGATCAGCCCCTTGCCGCGTGTGTCCATCTTCCAGCCGTATTCAAGATGTGTCTGAACCTGCCGCAACGCAACCTCACGCGAGATCTGGATGCGGCCTTCCATTCGATTGCGGCTGTGCGATACATGACCGCCAGTGCCGTACATCGAGATCACGCGATCGCCATCAGGCAACCACGATGCCCACTCGTCGTCATCGCGGAGAGTGACGGGTGAGCCGAGCTGCAGGATCGTGAGCGGATCCACCTCGGTGCGATCGCAGTAAGCCCAACTCGGCTTCGAGACCGACTCCGAACAATGCGCGCAAGTGAGCGCGCTCCAGCAGAAGTGATGCACAAGCGATACCTCTTGACAGTAAGGGCAGCGAATGAAGGCGCCAGCGCGTGGAGCGCGGGTGTGACGGGTGATGAGCTTCATAGTTGAGACAGATGAGATTCCTTCCGGCGCAGTGAGTCTCAATATGAGATCTGCACTGTCGCGATGCCATCCAGCGGCACACCAAGGCGATGTGCAGCACCAGCACTGAGATCGATCGAATTGCAATCGCACCTGTCACGGATCGGCACGACGAGCACGCGCCCTCGGTGTCGCACCGTCACCCGCGTGTTACACGGCAGCCATGGATGCGCTGCTGAAATTCCCCAGTGTTGATATGTGCCGCCGCAATATTCAGTGCGACCGTGATACCAACCGTCGTAAACCGTTGCAGTCACTGGCCGTGCATCTGCTGGCGCAGGCACCAACTGCTGAAGAATTGCGGCAAAAAAAATCACTGTGCGTTTCATGATTAAAAAAATAAGAGTTAAACAAAGCGATCACTTAACGGCCAGCGCCCACCGAGGTGCGCGGCCGGTCTCGCCCATTTCGCGCTGCAGCTCACGGCAGACCACCTTCACCACCACGCCATCGGTACCCCACGGGCGATTCCACAGCCTCCCTGCCTTCCACTTCGCATGCAGCCCCTGCACCTCATCGATGCGGGTGGTGAGCAGTGAATCGACCACGTCGAAACCCAGGTCGCCGATCAACGCCATCGCATCGATCTCTGTGCGCTCCTGGAAGGCGCCTCCGTATGCGATGAAGCCCAAACCACCTGAACCACCCTTCATGCGCCTCAGAGCCGTCGCTGGCGTGCTCTGGCGGCCATCGTGCCCCCACAGCTCACCGCGCACCTCCAACACATCACTCACAGGCAGCCGCGCAGGCACCAGCCCCTGCACCACCGCCATGCAATCGCGGCCGCTCCGTGTCCACGCCGCAGCAAGCACACCACGCTCGTAGCGCAGCGCCACTGCAGCGCCGTCGATCTTCGGCTGCACCAACACCGGCACACCAGGCCACCAATCCTCGAGCAGGCCGTTATCGAGCGACAACAGCGCCGTACCACCGCCTGGCTGCTGCAGCTCTGGCGCCATCGGTGCCACCACGCGCAGCTCTGCACACAGCGCATCGAACTCGGCATCGGTCATCAGCGCCTGGCCGGCCCTGTAAGCCGCGTCTGCCTGCCGCACCTGCTTCCTCAACGAATCAACCGACATAACCGGTAAGCGATAACGCCACGAATTATGGCACCTATTTCAGCGCGTTGTCAAGCGCCCGCGACAGCAGCGACGGCAGCAGCTCCTGCGAACGACGAGCCACCACACCCTCGAAATCAAACAGCACCGGCACTGTCGGTTGCCTGCGCGCATACGTGAACAGGAGCTGCACGTCGTTCGACTTCGCTCGGTAGATGCCCGGCTTCAACCGACCCGTGTTGCGACCGCCACCTCGACCATCCGGCACCGAGAAGTACCGCCATTGCGACCCCTGCCTGCCCGCGCCCATGCCCGTCTTCAGCCCCTGCAGCACCTGCTGATACTGGCCAGGCGACATGTTCCCGTAGGCGTTCACCCGCACGCCACGACCCTTCAGGAACGGAATCGCGTAGTAGCTCGCATCCACCACACCAAGCGCTCGCACGGCCCTAGTGAAGCGTGTGATGTACGCAGGCTTCCCGCCACCAGCCCCGCCCCCCTCAGCAGTCACCGGGAACAAATACCGCGCCGGATCCTGCCCCTTCGCCCCGTCCTTCGAAATCGACACCGTCAGCTCGAGCCCATCCACCCGATAACGCGGGCTAGAGAGCGTGAACGGCACCGGGTTCTCGAACTTGTCGCGCATCTCACGCTGCAGGTCCTGCCTGAGCTGAAAACCGAGCTGCTGCAGGGCGCGGTTACCAGCGAATGGAAGCTGAGCACCGCGCAAGGCGTCGATGCTCCCGATCAGCTTTTCGGCGTCGAATTCGATGGAGCGGGCCATGGCTTGAGCGTAGGCGGGAATTCCGGCCACGGACTGCGCGCGCGGCTTCTCCGGTTGTGGGGGGGGGAGCCCATTTCCAGTGCCCAAAGGGGCTTGTAACGCTGTTACGCCCTGTTACGGGGACCGTAACGCCGAGATCCCTTCCAGCGCAAGGGTTGTAACGTTGTAACACATATCTCTATATAGGAAGATAAGAAGAAGAAGAGGGGGGTATTTATACGCAACATTATATATATAGGGGGGTGTTTATAGGGGTGTTCCGTGGAAAAGCGTAACAAGGCGTAAAAGCGTAACAACCCTTGCGGTGCAAGGGATCTCGGCGTTACAGCATCCGTAACAGCGTTACGCTTTGCCGGTCCCATTTGTCTCATTTGAGACTCGCATGAGACTAGTCCTATTCCAATCGCTCGAGTGGCACAAGGGTCGCCCGTGACACCCCCATGCCCTTAAAACGAATTCCTGCGCCGCTTGCAGACGCTCCTCGCACCCTCCTTAGCGCCTGCCGATAGGCCGTCCCAGCCCACGGCGTCTCGCGCAAGATTGCCTGCAGGTTTGTGCTGTTATTTGCGATGGCTAGTTCCCCATCCATTACGCGCAAGCCATAGCGACCAAGGATCGTCTCCACCTCGTCAGACGGCTGATCGCGGCCAGGCAATGCAAACATCACACCACGCCTGGCGAGTCCGATTAGCTCGATCACGCTCATGCGCTTGCCACCCTCAACCTGCAGCAGGTGCTGAAGGATGTGGTTGAGGCACTTGGTCTCGTCAGCGTCGTTGCCGTCGATCTCGCGCGACTCCCAATCCATCTGATCAATCCATTGGAGCGCGTGTTCCAGCGACAGCTCCCCCCCGCCGTTTGGCTCCAGACTCCACGCGCCGGCAAGGAGCGTTCCGTATTGATCACCAAAACGCTGGCCAAACCGCCGCGAGAGGGCAGTGGCGAGGGTCTTGGCGTTCTTGCGAATGGATGGGATGTGCTTAAGGGTGCGCGCGATTAAACGGCGACCGTTCTCTTCAGTACAGGTGTCGAGGATGGCCTGCTCGAAGCAGGTCCAGTCGTCGCGCTCCATTTCGTCTTTACGGAGGGCTAGAACGCAAAAGCGATCCAGGTCAGCCCGCTGCACCAAAGCGACGTTGATGGAAGAGACGCAGAACATGGAGCGGATCTCAAAGGTGTTGGATCCGCCGGTCGCGGTGCCCTTATAGATCTTTCCGCCTTCAGATGAGGCGATGCGAGCGAGAGCAAGGATGTTCTGAACGATCTGCTTGTCCTTCTGTTCGTTCTGCTCAAGCTCATCAAAAACGACAGGGATGGCGTCTGAACGGAGCTGACCGCGCAAGCCAGCTTCAGTGGTGCCGCCGGTAGCGCCTTCGTACATGCCGCCGAGGAGTGGCTTCATGAACTGCTTGAGGATGGTGGTCTTGCCAGTGCCCGCGCCACCTGTGATCCAGATGTGCGGACGCCAGTTAAGGGCGCCGCATGCAGGTGCGAGAACAATCCAGCCAAGAAGGAGCTGAGCGGATGCGGGTGTTTCCCAGCGGAAGCGTTCAGCAATGTTTGATATTTCGCGAGCGGCATTATCAGATAAAGGTTCAGAGCCGGGGCCGTCGATTGCTTTGGCGTGTTCGTAGAAGTAATAGCTTTCAAAACTGGCCGGGAGATTAGTAATCGGATGCGATTTGCCATCAACGATTAAGCGATTGCCTAGGTGAAAGATGACACGTTCAGCATCGGTCCATGCACCACGGCCACGGATGCGGGATGGATCATAAACGCCTTGAGCGATGGAGGCGCTGATGATGGCATCTTGAGCAGAATCCCAGTCTATGCGCCCGTTTTCGGCCGAAAAACCATGCGCCCACCATTCCAATTCAGCGAGAAGGTAGAAGTAGTTTTTGTTGTGTTGAGCGGCAGTAATCGATATTACTTGAGCAGAAGATTTTGGAAGATAGTAAAAAGTAGTGCGATCAAAGCCAAGGAGGCGGAAGGGGAAATCTGAAGTTGGGGTAGTGACCTGCTGGGCTATTTGAGGTGGAGGTGCGACGGTACGCTTGGGTTGTTTGTAGCCGTTTTGGATGCAGTGATACCAGAAGGTGCCGGGGTTGATTTTGTCACCACCTGATGTTGCGATTTGACGAATGCCCTTCCATTGAGGTGAATGAGCCTCCATGATTGCGACGGCTTCATCGAGGGTGCTGCCAGCTTCTTCAACTGCCTTGACAAGTCCCCAGAGAAGATTGCGATAAAAGAAATAGGTTTCACCGCCTGGGATGCGCGGCGCGATAAAAGATAAAGCTTTTTTAATTTCAGATATATCTTGAGGGGTGTATGAAGATTTCGATGCCGCCTCTTGTTGTTTGATTTGCTCTGTAAGAGGTAGCAGTTTTGATATATCGCTTGCGAGGTAAATTTTATCAGATGCGTGGATTATTTGACACACTTCTCCAGTTGCGGGGTGTGGAGTGCCTGGTAGGCGCATCACCCGAGAAGGGTTCTTCAGCGAACGATCGGCGTCTGCAAACTCAAGAAGACGTGTTTGGATGTCACGCCAAGCATCTGGGGCGATTGACTCTGCCAGTACCCAATAGTTGTGGATTGATTTACCGCCAGTGTCGACCTGGATTGTAGGTTCTGGAAGTTCAAGTTCCTGCCAAGCAGTTACCTGCCAGTCCTTAGGCTTATTGTCCCATTCGCAAAAGAAAGAGCGGCAATTGGTGATTTCGGCGTCTTTGTCACCTCCATCGTTGACTACTACGTAAACACCGCGACGGTCAGCAACCCATGCTTGTACCAACTCCTTTGAAGCTGCTCCTTTGGCGCCTTTGTCCTCTGATTTGCGTGGGTCTGTTTTGTCGTAGAAACCGCGAAGTCTGATGGATGTTGGCGGTTTTTGCAGGGCTTTGACAAATGCTCTTGACTGCTCAAAGTCAATCTTCATAGAAGCAATAAAGGCTTCAATGTTTTGGTCTTGTTCAATAGGAGTTGTTTTCAGTAATCGAGCAAGAAAATTAGAAAGGACATCAGGCCCGCCATCGTGACGAATACCGCTACAGCGACCGAAGTCGGGGTGCGGACCCGAGCATTGCCAGTATCCGGTTTCGCTATCAAAAATAAAGGAGTCGTCAGTGCCGCAGAGAGGGCACTTCGATGGTGAGCCATTGAGCTGATGGCGATCAAGTCCGCCAAGGGCAGCGGCTACTGCCACCCAGTCACTGGATTTTATGTTTTTCATTACGATTGCTGGCCTGCGGTCTCTCGGGCCTGGACGATCAAAAGCCTGATGAAGGCCGATCTTGATACGGAAAGCAGTTTGGCGCGCTGGTCGCAGAAGTGCAGCAACTCTGGCGGGATATCGAGAGTAATGGCAGAGCGGGGTTGTTTTGGGGGCATTGTGCTGGAGTTGCGCCAGTGCTTTGCCATGCTACAGTCCGTGAGGCAGTACGGCAACCCCCATGCCCCAACCAAAACCGACAGAAGACCAGCTCGGGGCGATCCGAGGCATTTACGGCCTCCAACAGGTCGGCTTGTGCGCGTCGTTTCATGGCGCCGCTGGCACCGGCAAGACGACAACCCTTCAGCTTGCGTCCAAGAGGCTAAATCCTCAGTTGACTGTCTTTTTGACCCCAACTCATAAAGCTGGAAGCGTGCTAAGGGAAAAAATGCGAAACTTTAAGGTTTTAACTGTCGCATCTTTTATCGGGCAGAAAGGGAGAAAACATGAAGATCAAACCGTATTTGAGAAACCAAGCGTTGAGAGGGCAAAGGAATTGGCCAAGCAGTGGAAGCAGAAGAGGCTTGCTTTGGTGGTTGTCGATGAGTCTTCAATGGTCAGCCAGGAAGCCGCAAATTCAATTCAACTTATCGCTGACGAGTGCGAGGCTGGCTTACTTTTTTCTGGAGACCCATATCAGCTCCCACCTGTTGAATCAACGGTACACGATGAGGATGGAGATGAGACGGGCTTTGTTTATAGTAAAAATATGTGCCATCAATTTGATAGAAACAGGAAAAACTTTTCCTTAACAAAAGTCCTCAGGCATTCCGGCCCAGTCCTTGATTACGCAACTTCCATCCGCAATGATTTTTTCAATTTTCATACTTTTCCCGCACGCGGCATTGTAGACAAAGAGTCATCAATTCACGTTTACCGGTATAAGTTCGAATGGATGAGATCTTTTTTTGAGTTTTGTCGTAGTTACGGTTTAGATGCTAGGGCTGTAACGCATACCAATACTGAATGCAAGTTTTTGACCAAAGCTCTTCGGCTTGATTTACACGGTAACAAGGCGTTGAGCTGCTGGATACCAGGAGAAACCATTGCTTTTCCAAAATATACTGAATTGCCACCTGCGGAGCCCGGAGTTCCATCGCAGGTTATTTATTCTCAGACGGAGGCAGTAGTTGAAAGGGTTGATCTGGTAGATCTTGATTTTACTTTTGGAAGGCCATTGCAATATCGGACCCCTTCCGGGCAACCTAGAGAGCTTTCTGTAAGACTTGAAGGAAAATTTCAACGCTTAATATTGAGAAAAAGTTATATGATTTTTACTGCATATTGCCCCCTGCTTGACGATGAGACCGTGCGCAAGCAGCGCCGCGCATTTAAGCGAAAAATTGGCGATCTAAAGAAATACAAGGTTCCGCTATGCGACTTATTTTGGGCTGCGGTTCGCGAATACGATAAATATTTCCCTATTATTTATTCGGCAAGCGTAATGACAGTCCACAAGTCTCAAGGCAGCACTTTTAAGCATGTTTTTGTCGACGGTGATGTAAATCGTTGCACGTCTGATTATCGGAATTCATTGCTTTATGTGGCTGCTACACGCGCCAGTAAGTCTGTTCATTTTGATTGCTCATGAGCGCACTCCGCCCCCATCAAATCAAAGCGATCCAAGACGTGCGCGCAGCTTATGCCGAAGGCTGCCGCGCGCCTATTTTGTGTGCTCCAACTGGGGCAGGGAAGACTTTTACGGCCGCTGAGATTATTAAATCTGCGATTGCGAAGGGTAATCGCGTGTGGTTTTTGGCGCATTTGCGCGAGATTTTGGATGACACCTCAGCTCGATTGCGCGCTGCTGAGATACCCCATGGCTTCATTATGGCTGGCAAGCCAACCAATATGTACCGCGATGTGCAGGTGGTTTCGGTGCAGACGGCGATGCGACGATCGTTTTCGATTAAGCCTGGGTTGATCATTATCGATGAGTGTCACCTTGCGGTTGCGAACACCTATAAGCAGGTATTGGCTGCTGCCGGCAATCCGCCAATACTTGGCCTGACCGGTACGCCATGCAGGCTTGATGGTCGCGGCTTGGGGGAGATGTTTGACCGCATCATCCCGACCTGTAGCACTGCTGCTCTTATTGATGATGGCATGCTGTCGCCGATTAAATATTTTGCTCCCAGCAAACCAGAGCTAAGCGGCATCCGAACCAGGGCCGGGGATTATGCGCTGGAGCAACTGCAGGAGGCCGTTGACAAGGCTTCGATTACGGGTGATGCTGTGCAGCATTATCGAAAGATGTGCAGTGGTAGACCGGCTGTAGCGTTTTGCGTAAGCATTAGCCATGCAGAGCATGTTGCGGATCAATTCAAAGCGGCGGGATATCGAGCAGTTTCGGTGTCGGGCAAGTCGACGAAGGATGAGCGCAAGCAGGCATTAGAAGGATTGCGTGCGGGAAGGCTGGATGTGGTGTGCAACGCCCAGCTATGGGTAGCGGGCGTTGATGTACCTGGGATCGAGTGCATTATTTTGCTGCGTCCAACGAAGAGCTTGACGTTTTATTTGCAGGCTATTGGTCGCGGTCTCAGGCTTGCTGATGGGAAGCAGCATTGCACGGTGCTCGATCATGCGGGATGCGTATTTGAGCACGGGATGCCTGATATCCAGCGCGAGTGGAGCTTGGAAGGAAGGAAGAAAAAGAAGAAATCAGATGCGCCTGCGGTGAAGCAGTGCCCGATGTGTTTTGGCGTGCATGAGCCAGCGCCAGTGTGTCCGATGTGCGGACATATTTACACGACGATTCAGCGGAATGGTCCGCAGCAGGTTGATGGCGAGCTGGTGGAATTTACGATGCGAGAGGCGGCCGCGATGGAGAGAGCGGAGGTTAAGAGTAAGCAAAAAGAGCAGGCGCAGGCTCGAACTTTGTCAGAATTGGAAACGATCGCCCGCGATAGGGGATATAAACCAGGATGGGCGCGTCGCGTGATGGCTGCACGGGAAGCGAAGCGAGCCGCCGCGAGTGGAATACTCCGGTGAGAGCGCCATGGAATGCACTGATCAAGGAAGCGCTACAGGCTGTCGACCGTCATAACTGTGCGTATTTCGAAACAGGTGATGTTAGGCACATGCACCTAGCCGCGAAGTTGCGTGAATATGTGGGTGAACTCAAGGTGTTGATCCATGAGCTTGAAGCTAATTCTTGAGCTGTGCGCTGCGTATGTGGGCGTGTGTTCAGCGTTGTTGTGGATGGCGTGGTTGCTTCTGCCCTAGCCACAGAACGATTGCCCATTCACGGGTATCAGACCAGAAGTGCTGAGTGCGATACCAAGTGATCCAATCGCGATGGCCCTTGGAGCTATTGCAAGCGAGACAGCAGGAAATTGTGTTGTGAAGTTCTGCTGAGCCACCGAGGGCTTTTGGGATGACGTGATCAAGGGTACCGGAACGTCCGAGGGGTTCAGCGCAGTAAGCGCATTCATAATTCCACGCGAGGTGAATTTGATCGCGTTTACTGCGGGGCAGGCGCATCGTCCCAGCGCGGAAGGACGAATACACCTATGTCTAAATCGATGATGTCGTCGTCGTTGTGAATAAATTCTGAAAGCTGCGAATAAATATTTGCGGGCAGCTCATCGGCTGGGATGTCGCTGCGGATGATGACTTTGGCGTTGATTTCAACCAGGTGTGCCTGCATGCACCGCCCGCGACTTGCCTTACGGTAGCGAGATAGACAGTGCCAAGCCCCAGTGAACCCGGGGCCGGCTACTGCCCGATGCGAAAGCAGAGCGGGAACGTGGTCACTGTAAGAGGGTGGCCGGTAGTGGGTCCTCACGCGGTGTCCACCTATTGCCCGCAGCCGGCCTCTACGGTATCGCCTAGACCTCAGAAAGGTTCTAGGCCGCAAATTTAGCAGACATGAGCGAAACGGCGATACAGCAACGGATCAGGTTGGCGCTGGGGAAGCTGCCATGGGTGCGAATGTTTCGGAACAATGTGGGTAAGTTGCCAGATCCGAGAACTGGGCGGTGGGTTGAGTTTGGTGTCGGCGGAGCTGGCGCTGCTGATCTGCTGGGCTGGCGGACAGTGACGGTGACACCGGAGATGGTGGGACAGAAGGTGGCGCAGTTCGTGAGTTTGGAGGTGAAGACGGCTACGGGAAGGGTGAGGCCAGAGCAGGAGAACTGGCGGCGTGTGGTGCTGGAGGCGGGTGGTGTGGCTGCTGTCGTGCGAAGTGTGGAGGATGCCCAGCGGGTGCTAGGGTCCGAAGGATAGAGCCCAGATCCCTGCTGCTGCAGCACATCTGGGCCATCTAATGCGACAAAACCTTTACATCTGTGATTCGAAGTCTTGGGTTCGTCGCTCTTCGATGGCGCTGAGTTGAATGCGAGTCCAGAGAGCTAGGCGACCAAGGCTGCTCACCATGTCAGCTTCTTCGGCGCTGGCAGCTTCGCTGCAGAGGATGGGAAGGTGGTGGGCGATCCAGTCGTTGAGTTTGTTGCGGGCATCGCAAACGGAAGGATGATGCATGGCTGACCTGGCAGCGGACACCACCTATTGCCGACCTGGATTATGCAAGACATTGCGCTTAAGCCAGATTTGGGGTAGGGTGGGCGAGCCCTAAGGGTTACCGCTTATGGATTGGACTGAGATTTTGGAACGTGCTGGGGTGCCGGAGTCGCCTGGCCGCGCAGAGGCATTGCGTGGCTTGAGGGAGGAGCGCCCTTTTGTTGCGACTGTTCGAAGCCGGTCGACGCAGCTAGTCAAGACGGTGCGCTTTGAGGCGCGTGATTATTCGCATGCATTGATTAAGGTGCGCGGCATGCTGGCAGGGCACACACTGGTTCGGCTTGCGGAGGATTGATGATGACACCACATCGACTTGGGGACATCTGCGCTGCATTGATTGCAGCGTGGGCGTTTGCAATGCTTGGCATTGAGGCTGGCGCACACCACAGCCCCACCCACTCCGGCACGCAGCAGGTGGTGCGGCATGACTGAGCATCCCATCACCCCACCGCCGGAGCTGGTGCGGCAGTGGTTTCTTGGCGCCAAGGCGATGCCTGTTGACCAGTGGGTAACTGATGTAGCCACCCAGGCCGCCCAATGGGGCGCAGACCAGGAGCTGGAGGCGTGCTGTGAGTGGCTGAAAGAAGGCTGGGACGAAATACGCGCTGACAAACTCCGCGCCGCCCGCCGTCCCAAACCGCCGAGCCTGAAGGAGCAGGCGCTAGAGCAGTTGGATGGAATTGCAACCGTATTCCGAATGACTCACGGTGGCAACCTCGTATGTGACACCATCCGCCGAGCACTGCAGCAACTCGATGACTGAGCGACGCTTTGTGTTTGCTTTTCCGACGCTGAATCTTTACGAGGTAATCAGAGCGGTGACCGCCGTTGAGGCTAGGCACAAGCTGATGAATTCGAACCTTGCACGTTTTTATAGGCAGGCAGTGCTGCTTAATCCATGAAGCAACGTATTTCAATTGTCAAGGAAGATCGTATCTGGGATCTTCGCAGTCAAGGTTACGACTACGATTCGATTTCGCGAATCGTAAATGTACATCCTGCGCTTACCAGTGTGATTAGGCGAATTCGCCGCCGCCCACCATTGGAGCAGGATCCAATTAAGCGTGGCCGCAAGAAGGAATGGATGTCTGATGCGCAGATCGAGGAGATTAAGCGCAGACGAAGCATGGGTGAAACGCTGCTTTCACTCGCAAGGTCATTTGATGTAAGCGAAACTTGCATCTGCGATATTTGCAAAGGCAAAACTTATCGCGAACCCGAAAGCAAGGGTTACACGTTCGATTTTTCTAATCGTTTACGCCGATGAATTTACTAATTGTTGACACAGAGACGACTGGTCTGACGCCTGCTGATGCGCGCTGCATTGAAGTGGGCGGAATTTTATTTAGCGTTGATGAGCGTGCTGTTTTGGGGCAGTGCTCGTTTTTGTTGCCAACGGATGAGAATCCGGTTGCGCACATTAACGGAATCAGGGCGGAGCTAACAAAACGCCCGCAAGCTGTTCGCGCTGGCATGGAGTATTTCTATGCAATGGCAAAACAGGCTGACTACATCGTGGCTCATAACACTGACTTCGACCGGCAATGGTTCGGTCACGGTTCGCTGCCTGCGCTCGGTCAGCAGTGGATTTGCACGATGGATGATGTGGAGTGGCCTCGTGTCACACGGAGCCGCCCTGCTGTGACGCATCTTGCGCTTGCTTATGGCGTACCAGTGTGGGCAGCACATCGCGCGCTGACTGATTGCATTTATCTGGCGCAGGTAATGGAGCGCGAGCCTGATTTGGAATTGCTGCTGACGCAAGCGTTGGAACCAAAGCGGTTATACATGGCGATGGTGAGCTATGACGACCGTCAAAAGGCAAAGGATGCTGGGTTCCGGTGGGATGGTGAGCAGCGCAGGTGGTTGCGAAAGATGCGTGAGTCGAAGGTTGCTGAGCTAGTGTTTGGCGTTCGGGAGGTGGCGGCATGAGCAAGGCGAGCGATTTTTGCAAGACATGCGCTGAGACTTTGGGATTTAAAGGTCGCTTCTCCTTACTTGCATTTGGAGTTTTGGGATTATTTTTTCCTGGACTTGTTACGTATCTGCTGCTTAGCGTCATTGCCAAGAGCCTTGAGAATGTTGATATTCTTCAGCAAATGCTGAAGGAGCTTGAGGATGATGCGTGAATGGCGCTACATGTTCGATAGTGATCTTGAATGGCAGATCGCTTATTTGGAGTATTGCTGGTTGCTTGATGCGGCTTTTCACTACTGTGATTTTTAGATCTACGCACTACGAGGATCAACAATTTGCCACACACTAAAGCAGCTCGATGACTAATTCCAAACTTCAAGAATTCCACACAACCTCTGCTCAACTCATCCGCGCTGTCATCTACAACGCAATCAAAGACACTGCCGATTGCCATTGGCGTGTTGCTGAAGGGCCAGAAGAAGGTAGCCAAATGGTGCGCGTTCGCGACCTGCTGGCATGGGCTGAACAAACCGCTTCCAACCTGGAGAAAACTGATGACAACTGAGCACCCCATTGTCCCGCCGCCGGAGCTGATCCAAAAGTGGTCAGAACAGTTTGAAGCAGGGAGATCACTCTATGCAATGTTTGAAGATATTTACAGAGCAGGAGCAGCCGCTGAGCTGGAGGCGTGCTGTGAGTGGCTACAGCATGACTATCCCAATATTGGTGCAAACGCACTCCGCGCCACACGCCGGCCTAAACCTCAGAGCTTGAAGGAGCAGGCGCTGGAAACGCTGAAATATCCAAAAGATTTTTGGAGTGAAGCTGAGGTTGACACCATCCGCCGCGCACTGGAGCAGCTCGATGACTGATTTCTTGAATCTAAAGATTTCCCAGAAGCAAATTGCGTGCCCCAAACACGGCACGCACAAGCATTACATCAGCAGCGACATTGAAGGCCACGAAGGGCACTGGTGCATGTTGTGTTGGCTTGAAAGCCTTGGCCCCACACTGCCGCTTGTGGAGGAGCAGTCCAATGACTGACCATCTCACCTCCCGCGCCCAGCGTCTAATAGAAGAGTTTGAGTACGGCGAAAGCGTTCGCGAGGGCATTGCCAACGTGCTGCTGCACTTGGCCGCCACCTGGGACAACTACAGCGATGGCGACGAGTATTGGCACGGGGTAACGGTTGACACCCTTGAAGAGTTTGCCACTGAATTAACCGCTCCCACCTTGCTTGACCGAGCTCTGGCCGGTGATCGTGCTGCCGCCAGGCAGTTCCTGCAGGAGGCGGGCTTTGTTGACGAGCACGGCCAACTCACTGCTCCCTATCGACTGGAGACCCCCGATGATTGACAACCGAATGATACAAGCATTTATGATTGGTTTTTTGGCTAATCCCATGCTCTGGATCGCAATCCATCACTTGATCAATTACCGTCAATGACTGGCCTAATCTCACTTGAAGAGCACAACAAAAAGCACGGTACTCTTTATGACTTCACACGTCCCCGTAGAAACGGAATTGCTTGTCCAGCCTGTGGTTGTGAATTGCTAGATTCCAACCCTTCTACGGTGCTTGGTAGTTATCCCCCTCAATATCGCGTTCATTGTTCGTCTTGTGACTACCATGGCACCCGCTTTTGATCTCTCCCCCGCCGCGCAAGCAGTACTGAACGCCGTAACACTTAATCGCTACGACGTACCTTACTACGCCTGTCCGAAGTCGATTGACCAGATCAAATCCGATGTCGCCGCCGTCCTTCGCGCTGCTGCGGATCAGGTGGTGCAAGATCAACAAGAGCCAGCCAGCTCGCCGCACATGGGCAATTTCATCTCTAATGTGCAGTGGCGTCAATCTCAGGCTATCCGCACCCAACTCCTCGCAATCGCTGATGAGCTTGAAGCCATTGACGAGGAAGATGCTTTTGTCGTCACCGCCGAATTTGCTCGTTAAGGAGTTGGACAAATGACCCATCCTCAAGCGTCGTCAAAAAAACATGATCCCAAAGGTGGTAACTGCACTCATACAGCCTGGGTCAAGAACGGCAGGGTGTTCCTGTCCAATGACGATGACTCTTATTACCAGCAAGACTTCAAAAACCGAGAACAGCTTCAAGCATTTGTCGACCACCTCTGGCAGATCGCTGATGAAGCCTGGCCCAAACAGTCTGACGATCTGCTGGAGCGTCTGCGCAACGCCTACCAGTGCTGCAAGTCATGCGGCACCACGTATGGCGTTTACAGCGTTGGGTGCAGCAGCAGTCGAATCGGCAAGTGCGACGTATGCGACGCACAAACCTGGGTTACGGAAACGCGAGACTACGCTTACTTGATCACAGGTATTCGCCGTGTGGAGACTGCTCGCAAAAGCGCTGGGTGAGCGGGCCAGCGCATGTGATCGCGAGTCAGATCGGGTTGCCTTGATCCGGCTCGTGATCCTTGCCAGTTACTTGATCACGAATTGTTTCATCATTGCGGGTGTCATTCGACATTGGGGGCCGAAGGGTCCGCAAGACCCGGCTGTACGGGATTTCGAGTGCGCGCGCGATGGCGGCAGCTTTCATGCCACCACGGTGCATGAAGAAGATCAGCTCTCGATCAAAGGCTTCAGGCATGGGGCTGGACAATTCGTGTAGGGCTATGGTAGCCTTTATAGGTACCTTTATCCACTTATGACTCCAGAGGAATTTCGGGACGCATTGGTCCCAATCCGAGACCAGCTTGATCAGGTGCTCGGCAAGATTTATTGGCAAGACGGCATGGCGGAGTCATTTCTCGCGCTTCGCCACTCACTTGAAAACCTAAAGCTCGCTCGCGACTTATCTCATCGTGTCTGATTACCACTCACATCCAGCGCTGTCAGCGTCGAAGCTCAAGACAATTATCAGTGGCACACCGCGTGACTACTGGGCAAAGCACGTCGATCCAGATCGCAAGCCATTCCTACCCACAGATGCAATGCGTCAGGGCAGTTTGGTCGATTGCCTGATTACGGAGCCGGCCGAGTACTCGACAAGGTATCTGGTTGCACCTCAGTGTGATCGCCGCACCAAGGAGGGAAAAGCGATCTGGTCTGAGTTCCAGGCCGAAGCCGCCGGTCGTGATGTGATCACCCGCGACTGGCAGGACAATGCACTGCGCGTTGTGGAGGCGCTGATGCGTGATCCAGATGCAGCTTCACTGCTCAGGGATGGTCAAGGGCAGGAGCCTCACTTCTGGCATGACAGCCTGATGGAGGTCGACTGCCGGTACAAGCCTGATGTAGAGCATCCTGATCGCGGCATCCTTGTGGACCTCAAAAAGGCACGGTCCGCGAGTCCTCGGATGTTTGCGGCGCAGTCGTATTCGCTGGCGTATGACTTGCAGATGGCGCATTACAGCGCAGGCTGGGCTGATCGTTACGGCGAGCCCCCGCACACTCACATCCTTGTTGCGTATGAGTGGCAGTGGCCGCATAACATCAGCGTCAACGTACTCAGCCCCGATCTGATTGAGGAGGGCCATCGCCGCCGCGAGGAAGCGATCGTTGCAGTCAAGCGCTGCATGGAAGCTGATCAGTGGCCGTCATGGGGCACTGTTGAGATGGATGTACCGCGCTGGGCGCATGCGGATGATCCTGCGAATGCAACCGATGCTGATGACCTTGAACTGGAGGGCCTCGAGTGAATTTTGATGAGCTGTATCCAGGCCGCTTCTTGAAAGCTGGCCTGATCCCAAACGGAAAAGCAAATTACACGATTAAATCTGTCGCAAAGGAGCAGATCGAGGGTGAACGCGGCCTCGAGGACAAGGTTGTGATGGGATTCGAAGAAACCGCATTACAGCTAGTTCTTCCCAAGGTGAATGCCGTTGCTGTCCGTGCGATGTTTGGCAGCGATGTTCAAGCATGGATTGGCAAGCGTTTGACGTTGTATGCAACGACGGACATCATGCCGTTTCCGAAAAGGCGTAATGAACCGTGCATTCGTGTGTTCGGCAGTCCCGATATTCGTGAGCAGGTGGTGTGTGAGTGGCAGCCACCGAAACGCCGCAAGCTTGTGCAAACGCTGCAGCCAACTGGGTATTACGTGACGGCGTGGAATGCAATCCATCAAGCGACGCCAGATCAAATGCCAGCGATGCGTGCCAGGGTTGATCAGCTCACCGCACAGGGCGAACTGACAGCCGAGGAGGCAGCGCAATTGGTTGCTGCAATCGAAGCTAGAGTGTAGTCTGTTTATCGAGTTCGTTTTATTTTGCGTTATGTCGGAGTTCGAAAAGGTATCGATCGAAGAGGCGCGCAGTCGCATTGCGCGTCGCAGTAAGACCACCCCGCTGCGGGACGAAATTCTCGCCATGCAGGCAGGTGACGCGATCTCCGTTTCGTTCTATAATTCGGAAACGGGCGATGGGTTCAAGCCGACCACGGTCGCCCAGGTCGTCAGCCAGATGTCGAAAGACGGTGAGCTGCGATATTCAATGCGCAAGAACACGGATGGCGACGGCTGTTACGTGATGTGCATTGCCAAAACCCCTGAGGATGCATTGCGTCCAAAGCGTGGTCGGAAGCCCAAAATCCAGGAGACAGTCTCTTGACTTTTACCGCTAGTGGCGCGCTGTTTCAACAGACCGCAGAGCAACTTCAACAGCGTCTTGGTGATCGTTACGATGCATCCAAGAATTATCCGCAGTATGACGGGATCATGAATATCCCGGCTGATCAGGCGTATGCGCTTGCTCAGTACTTGATGAACGGGCAGCCGATTGGTGAACGGCAGGAAATCCCGGTGCGGATCTCAGGCTGGAAAAAGCAGTCGAATTCCGGAAAGCCGTATCTGAGCTTGAGCTTCAAGCCTGATTCACGTGTACAGCAAGTCGCTCCGGCGCCCGCACCCGCACCCGTAGTGGCAGCTCCGCCACCAGTGGTGCAACAAGCTGCTCAGCAGATTGCAACTGCGTTTAACGGCGTGGTCTCAACCTTCGAAGACGAACTGCCCTTCTGATCAACCTGGGGCGGCTTCGGTCGCCCCTTACTTCGCGAAATTATGGAATTTACCTTCAACAGCAAATCTCTAGAGCGTCAAGTTTCGCTGCATCAAATTCACGAGCTGACGGCTACTGATGCCCGCAAGCTGCACGCTGAACTTGTGATCGCCGTCCAAGCAATGGACGACAAGGTTAATGAAGCGCAAATTACAGCGCAAGCATCAGGCATTCCTGCCGATAAAGATTGGATTCATCGCGTCAAGAAAAAACGTCGCATCTGCGTTGCGTTTGCTACGCAGGTAAAGCAAGCGATGGAAAGTTCGACGACGCCCCAGCAGCCGACCAGCTTCGTGACGATCTATCAGCAAAGATTGGACGAGCTTTTGCTTGAGGAGCTTGGTCAAACTGTTTTTGACGAGATCAAGGCAGAAGCGAGGGATCTTGCGCTTGCAGATCTTCAAGTGCCAGCTCAAGGCGCATAATTTCCCAAACTGCTTGCTGAAGCATGTTTTGGTACATCACGCAGGAGCGGTAGAGGCTAGCCTCACGCTCCGTCATCGAACGAGCAGCGAGTTCATGCTGCAGCTCCTGCTCGGGCGAAATGTTGTTTTTAATCCATTCCATTTTTCATCATGCACTGGGTCGAGGAAGACGCTGGCAAAACACAGCACGGGGAAGGGATCAGCAGAGCGCCAGCAGGTGTCAGAACAAAAATGTTTAATTTAATCGTAAAGCAACCAGGAGCAAGGCCCATGAAATTCAGCATTCCAGCAGAATCAGCGACGAAGGCAAGGCAATATGCCGCTGCACGCTGGCCGATGGCTCAGGTGGAGGTGGTGAAATGAGTCGCGTCAGCTTGGTGCATTGCACGCCGGATGCGGAAAAGTTGATTGTGCGGATGGCGCGAGTGTCCAATCCAGCCAACCAGGAAAACGATGAAACAGCACCTCGACTGCTGCGTTACCTGATCAAGCATTCCCACTGGAGTCCGTTTCAGATGGCGACAATGTGCGTTCAAATTGAGACTGAGCGGGACATTGCGGCGCAGATTTTGCGGCATTCTTCGTTTGCCTTTCAAGAGTTCAGCACCCGCTACGCCAAGACCGACATCGCCGACGCACCGCACCAACGATTGCAGGACCACAAAAATCGGCAGAACAGCATCGATGAGCTGGAACCGTATATGCAGAACTACTGGGCAGAGCGCACAAGCGACGTAATTGCGCGTTCATTCACCCTGTATGAGCAGATGCTCGAGGAAGGCATCGCCAAGGAGACCGCACGCAGGATTCTGCCGCTATGCACGCCGACCACCCTTTATATGTGCGGCTCTTTGCGTTCGTGGTTGCATTACATCCAACTGCGCTCTGCTCACGGCACCCAGCTAGAGCACCAAGAGATCGCCATTGCCTGCCGCGACATTTTCACCGAACAGTTCCCGACTATCGCGGAGGCAGCATTCGGTGAGATGCCCTAGCTGCGATCACTACGAAATGCGCGTTACGCATACTGCTAGAGACACTGCGGAATCTATTACAAGACATCGCAAATGCTTGAAATGCGGCTACAAGACATTCACCGTTGAGGTTGAGCTGCCGCAAGGCGCTGCACAGCACAAAAGAGGCGAACCCAGAATTATTCGCCTGCCCTCATACCGTCGCGTCGCTTTTCCTGATGGCAGTCTCTAAGAATGCTCGACCCTGCATAACCTGCAGCCGTATGACAACCAGCTTGCTGCAGTGCCCAGCTTGTTACAAGGAAACTGCTGCTGGCAAAGCCGAAGCGAAACTGAAGAATCGGTTACAGAAATATAAGCCCGCGCATAATGGCGGTCCATGTGCGGCATGCTTGCACTGGATCGGTCGCTGCGGCCTCGGTCTGCCAGAAGGCGGATCAGAATACGCACGGGACTGCTCCCTACTACTACTTCAAAACGAATTATGCGAAGCCATCCCTTCTTGAATCCCCTTGAAGCGGCCCTTATCCGTTGGATCAGCCGCTCACCTCGCATTGGCATGATCATGGTTAAAGAGCACAGTTCGCTTGTGAGCTGGATCGTTCGCGATGAGTCTGATCTTTGCGTCGCTGATCTTCAGCAGGAAGATGAAGACTTTGAAGAGCCGCCTTCGATGCAGTTCGAGCGGCTTTACCATGCACCTGACGCCCAGCGTTAGACCTACATGTACCTGCCAAGTGCAGGGGTGGGGTCCTTTGGCGTTCACCCTGTGACCTGGGGTGTCGAAACCTATTTCAAACCTTGGTTTTTCAATGGAAGAATTGTTTACTGGGATTATCCGTCCCTTGACTGCCGAGATGCTTTGCGAAGAGCTGAAGCCATGGCAAATCGAGACCGGCAAGTCTGATTTCCTTAATTATCTTTATGAGCTTTACGACCGCGACAATGCCGAGATTGGCTTGCGTGGCACGTATACCGGCCTGTGGGAGCAGTTCAAAAATGACACTGCCGAAATCATGCGCGCCGGTCACATTTCAACTGGTACTCTTTAATGCAAAAAATTATTGGTCTTTATAGTCCGGCACCGCAGTCGGGCAAATCAACTGTTGCTAGCGAGCTGGAGCAGCGCGGTTACGTCATTGTGCCGTTTGCTGAAACGCTCAAGCTGATGCTGATTCCGATGCTGGAATCACTTGGCTATGACAGGCATGGCGCGAATTACCTGGTTCATCAGGCTAAGCAGGTTGTCGTCGGTGACGCTGGCGTGAGCGTGCGGCACATGTTGCAAACTTTGGGCACAGAGTGGGGACGAGCCTGTATTCATCCTGATATCTGGGTGCGCTGCTGGAAAGGGCGCGCTCAGCAGTACTCGGCCGTGGTTGCGGACGACGTGCGCTTCCCGAATGAAGCAGCAATGATCAAGCTGCTGGGTGGTGAAATGTGGCGCATCGAGCGACCTGGTGTGCCGCATGAACACGGTCACGTCAGCGAAGGCAGTCTTGACGATTTTGACGGTTTCAGTCGTCATATCGTGAATGATGGGACAATTGATGACTTGATCTGTAAACTCCGGGAAATACCCGTGTAAAAATGGCAAGTTTGCGTTACCACGCCGGTCGGATGGTGCTTTACGAGGCGCCACCCGGCTGGCGGGTGCGCATTAAAACCAAGAAAGGCAAGCTCGATCTGCCGCTTGGAGCCATCAACCTGGAACTAGCGGTACCAGAGGCAGAGCAGCTTTATGCTGATGCTCGCGCGATCGACGACAGTCATCCATATTGCCAGCAATGCATCCACTGGAAGGCAGTTGCGGCAAGATGTAATTTAGGTTTTCCAGAAGGGAGAGCATCCGGTGGCCGATTCGCAAGAGACTGCAGTGCCTACAGGGGCAATTGACTGCGGCGATGGTTATTTTATTGAGATTGGCGAAGAGCCGGGCATTGGCGAGGTGCGTTATGCCGCCTGCAGCCCCGGTGGTGCTATCTGCCGGTATGCCAATGATCTATGGCAGGTGCAAATCTATATTGAACATTTGAAGGGTAACAGGCCCCAGTGATCCATTCGTAAACCTGTTGTGCGCGATGCCAGTTCCAGTGATGTTGCATCGTCCACCACGTCCACAACGAAGTGTGACCTTTTGAAGCATTACAAGAAAGACAGGCGGGCACGCAGTTCTCGGGAACCGTGAGCCCGCCTCTCGCTTTTGGCTTTACGTGATCAATTGTGGTGGCGTGACGACCACAATATGCACAGCAGTCATGCCATGCGTCAAAGATTGATGCCCTGAATCGCTGTCTTGTAACTTTTTTGCTAACCAGTTCGACGCCATCGATCTGGTGCTCCATAAGGGCGAGTCGGGGCTCGGTTACAGGGTAGCTAGCCCTTGCTGGCGGTCACGCATCGATCTTCGTTGTAGCGACCAGTGACCGCATAAGAGCGCTCAGGTTGATCTGACATCAAAGAGAAAACAATCTGCCCAATTTTCATGCCTGGATATAGCGGCAATGAGTGAAACCTCCTGAGGGAGTGGAGTTCAAGCGTCAGCTTGCTGCCATGCCATCCTGGGTCGCAGTAGCCGCAAAGCGCGTGAGAGTAACCTTCGCGGCCACGGCTGCTTTTCAAAATAAATTGAGCCGCAACATCTTCAGGAAGGTTGAATGTTTCCTGAGTTTCTGCAAGAACAAATTCACCGGGCGCAAGCCAGTATGGGTCAGCCTCTGTGTGATGACTGATGTCAGTTGGCTGCAGTTTTTCGGTGTGCTCAACCTCAACAAGAATGAGTCGCCCAAGTCTTACATCAAGACTTGCCGGATTCAGCAGCGATTCGTCATAGGGCGTGACCATTGCCTCTTTCTGGCAAAGCTCACGGATCTGATGGTCGGCAAGAATCACGAAATGGTCCTAGTAATCCCAGCGAACTCTAGGACGCCCTGCGCGAATTCCAAGATGGCAAAATCCTTTTGGTGCGCCATACCCAAGACTGAAGGGCCAGTTTTTGTCACACCAGTCCTGAAGCTTATAAATGTCAACTCCTTCAATATAAAAATCAACAGCGCCGACTCCAGGTGCATTGAACAGGTGCTCTGAACCCGAAGCTCCGCCCACAGACTTATTGATAGCTGGCGGCCTGTAGCCACTCGTAACAATCACCGGCTTGTTGCCAAAAGCCGTCCGCGCCCGCTCAAGGAATGCCGCCAGTTCAGCCGCTGTGTCGACCTGGTACTGGTGATCAAACCTGCGTGCTTCCTGTCCAAGTGCAAATTCGCGTAACGTGATGTGCGGCGTCAGTCGAGCACTGAACGGGCTGCTTGGTGTCAGCTTGGCAGCATCCTGCTGAACCTCAGGCTGCTTCGGCAAGCTAGAGCGCCAGAGTTCTCCTTCCGCGCGACGACGGCGAAGAAGACCAGCCTCCACATTCGTACCCGGATTGCGATACAACTCAAGTGCTGCTGGCACTGCATTCCAGTCTTGCTCGCGCAGACGCTTGCTGATCGTCTCAAAGCCAGCAGAGCCATAGAAGCCGCTGCCAAGATTGTAAGAAAAGGAAATAAGGGCAGATTGTTGCCCATCCGTCATCGCCGACCAGTGCGGCACTGTTTCGCCGAGCTTTTTAGCGATTTGATCGATTTCGGTGCGGACAAACATATCCGCCTCGATCACGGTGATCTTGTCGCCACGGCTGACACGCCTGCCGCCTGGGTAGCGAGTGGTGCCATAACCGATTGTCCAGGGGTCACCGCCACTGAGAGGGTCTGGGTAAGCGGTGAGGTGACAGCCTTCAAATTCTTTAATGAGTTTTAGCGCTGGGGCATAATCACCCTGCTTGCCGCCTTGACTCCAAGTCTTGAACCAACCCTGCTCGCGACCAAGGATGTGCGGGTTGGCCTTGTTAATTGCTTCTTCTAATTCAGACAACGCCGCAGACTGGTGTGGGAGCTGCCGATAGTATTTAAAAAGATCAAGCAGGCGGATTTTGTTTTGCGTCATCAGTCCAAGGGGCGTGAATACTCATTGCGCCACCGAGGAGGCGGCTGTTGCCGGTTTGCAGTTCAGGGTCAACCGGGTGCTCGATGATGACAGGCGGCTCGATCGCAGGTGGTTGCGTTGCATGCCACTCTGCCTCAGCTTGATCAAGTTTGGCCGGCAGTGTCAGCTCAAACCACCATTGCCTGATGGCCTGTTCCAGTCGAAGCTGCCAGCCTGGCTTGCCAAAGCTGATCAGAGCTTTTTTCCTTTGAGCGCGCGCAGAGCGTGAAAGACAAGTTGGATAATGCTGTTGTCTTTAAGAGGCGACAGTGCGATCAGCTCAGAAGCTGCCGCGATAATGATCCAGAATGCTGGATGGGACAGGAAGTCCATGGGTCAGCAGGACGGTGGGCGTACTTCCAGCTTAGAGACCCTTTGTTCAACGGTATTAAGACGCGAGAAAAATTCTTTGCGATCTTCTTTAATGTCTGAATGCAATACTTCTAATTGTGTTGCGATGTGTTCGACGGCACTCGTGAGGCGAATAACCGCATCACGAGCCTCGTCGGACTTGCGTGAAAACCCCATTGCGACCATGGCAGCAACAGAGATCGACGCGCCGGCCACTGCGGCAATGACTTCAATCATGGCAGCAACGGGCTACTTCAATAGGTTAACGACCTTGGGCTTAGTAGGTTCCGCCGTCAAATGAATTTTCAACGTCGGTTACTCGTGCTTCTAGTGCGGCAAAAGCGTCGCTGCTTACATCGCCACGCAAGATCGTGACGGTTTTGCCGTCATCGGAGACGACAACAGTATTTTGAGTTGTCGTCACATTGACTGTCGTCATGCCGTGTATCCCTCTGATACAAAAATTATTCCTTCCAAGTAATATTCCTTGATTCCAGCAGTATCAGTCAGCAACACGTCATACCATGCTTCATTAGGAAGCGTGGCGGTTTGTTCGTCCGTCAAGGAGATCGAAACAGTACCGGTTGAGCGATCTGTATATGCCACGCTTAAATCAGCGTATTTTTTTACGCGAGATTGATTCCAAGCTTGTGCGGCTACAGTCCAACCTGTGAGGTCAATGGCAGTTCCAGTGCTGTCTTTAAACTGCAGCGTGACGTTGTAATCCGCCCGGCGTTGCAGGCTGATGTTGTACGTGCCGGGTGAAACTGCCATGACGTACCTCCTTGCTCTAGGTTAGCGACCCTGCCCACGCAGAAGTTTGCGGCTTCCGCGTGGTTTGGAGCGCTTGCCATTGCCCTGATGCGTCAGCTTCGGTTTGCGAACTGGACGGTCAAGGCTTGCGGTGCCGGTTTTAGCGCGTACAGCCATCAGTCGTCATCGCGGGGGTTGATTGCCACTAGGGAGTAGGCCATCAGTATTCCGGCTGCCCATGCCAGCGCAAATGCAAATACAGTCATCACCAAAGCCGATCCTGCCAGTCAGAGGTGTGACACCACTGCCAAACCATCATTCCAAGAATGGCGATAGCTAGCAGTGATGCAGCAGCGACGATGATCAAGCCCATGGAACACCAGGTGCAGTGGTGGGAGCGTGCTGCTGGTTGAGCTGCTCCTGAAGGGCAGCCTCGATCTCGCCGACCTTCTCAGCGCCAAAATGCTCCTTAACCCAGCCAATCACCAGCTCTTCGGTCAGATCGGCGTAAGAGATCATGCTGCCGGGTTCGGGTTTTTCAAGGCCGACAGATCCGTACGCCGAGCTGCTGTAGGTGTCATCGTTGGCGCTAATCGTATAATGCACCGTAAATACCACACCGTCAGCGGTGTAGTGCTCCATATTGGCGACGTGCCATTCAAAAGTGGTTGCCATAAGAAAAAGTGGCGATAAAGCAAATTTAGCAGTATCGCCACCGAAAGACACGGCGGATTACCGATTCAGAGTAATGGACATAATGCTGAAGATAAGCTTAAGCATAATAGCATATTAAAAAGCCGGACGGATGGCCCGGCTAGTTGGTTTTTCAATAAATGGCGTTTATTGAGAATCCTGATGTCTGTTCAATGCCGACAGTAACGCAGGTTTTCTGCTTTGCTCAAGAATAAGTCTGGCTGGCAAAAAATGCACCCGCCAGGCCCGTCCTGCGCAAGAACAGTATCGACGTGGACCGGCCAACTTCAAATTTGAGTCAAATTAGAAGGTGACTAGAGAAGGTGACTACTGGACGTCGAAGGATTTTCTAAACTCTTCCCAGTTTTCATCAAGCACTCGTTCCGCCCAGCCCCAAGCGCCGTGCTCCATACCATCAATACCAGCCGCTTCAATCTCTTGTTTGATGATGCAGCGAAGCATTTCAATTTGTTCTTCAGTCATGGGCGATTAGTGGTAATGGTTAATCAGTTTGGCCACGCCTCATCAGCGACGGCACGCAACTGCTGGATAAAAACTTCCAGTTCTTCGCGGTTTCGGAACTCTTGGGTGTAGAAACTGTCTTCGTCGTTGGACAAAAAGACTTTTCCGTCTTTGGCCCAGGGCGTGTGGGGCACGACGCAGTACCATTCTGTGGTCATGGTCTCCAGGGGATCGTGGCCAGGGGCAGGGTGTTGACGCACCGCTGCCCTACCACACTACCACGCTGGTCAAGGAATTCGCCCAAGCACACCAAAGCCCCCGGTTTCCCAGGGGCTCGGCTACCTCGGCAGTCTTGGCGAATCCGCGACCGCTGATCTGTTTAGTGTATCACGCCAAGCATTTTAGCGAGTAGGACTAAAATATCTAGGCGATACCGAGTCCAGAGGTGCCTCCTAGCACCATAATGTCAAATACTCCAAGAACTTGCCCGGTAGAACTGGTATTCACGCCACTATCAAGTGCAATGGTTACTACTTGTGGACCAGTATTGGCTTCGGCGCCACCTCTTTGAATAGATGCACCCATTACATCTTTATTGTTGGTGCCACCTGCAGTTGTAGACGCAACTTCAAAGTCGAGACTGTTGACGTCTGAGTTCAAGACAACATCTGAACCACTACCGTTTCGAGAGATCAAATAATGTTCTTTGGCTATTCGACTTGTGCCGACATTACCAGTTGGCGCTCTAGAGCCGATAAAAGTCGCTTCAATGCTAATAAAATAAGGCGCCGCTGGAACCGTAATTGAAAGAATCGTTTGCGTAGATGTGCCGATTGTGTATTTTGCAAGACGAAAAACGTTTGCACTGGCGTTGGTTGTTTGCCAAGTTTGTACAGAGGGCGTTTCTAGCATACCGATTCCAGTGGGTGATGTGCCGCCAACAAGAACCGCGCCACCACTCGTAATACGCAACCGCTCCGTCGGGCTGCTCGCTCCGTCGGCGGTAGTGGAAAATACTAGGCGGCCGGGGGAGGAAGTATCTGTGTGGGCAGCATCTGCTTCCGCTTTTATTAACGCAGCCTCGTTAGCAACAAACGTATCTCTACCTAAAAAGTTAATTCCTCCAAGGTATTCACTTGTGCTTACTGTGCTATCAAAGCGACATAAAGACAAGGTTGCCCCGTCGCTGCTAGAAACTTGCAATAAATTAGTGTTTCCCGTGGCAAGAGCAATAGACGTGCCAACTAACAACCTGCCGGAGCTGTCGATGCGGGCGCGTTCGTTATCGTTTGTGCCAAATGTAAGCGCGTTGTTTTCGCGCATCATTAGCCCCGCTGAGCCATCACTATCGCGGACATAGAGACTCAGGCCATCAGACTGCGCTGTTCCTGTTCCTCCAGTAGTGATGTGCAGCTCGGCTCCGGTAGAGCCATTCAGATGAACAATGTTTGATTGATACCCAGTAACCGTCGTAGTGCCAATCCCTACACGCGATGAGGTGTCAATAACCATCGCGGCACCTGCGCCGCCGTCAGTTTCTCCGTTGTAGAAGATGAACGATCCTCTGGTTGTTGCGTTGGCACCAGTTGCAAAGAATCGAGCCTCGCCAGCGTTGTTATCAATGACCAGCGAGTTTGCAACGTAAGGCAGCACGCCCCACCCAGCGCCGCTGATGTTCATGCCAGCCGTGCCGGAAATACCTCCAGCGACGGAAAGAGTTGTACTAGGGCTACTAGTCCCCAGACCTAGAGCACCTGCCGATGTGATGCGCAGTTTCTCGCTGATTGATGCGCCTCCAGTCCAGAACTGAAGCTGCCCATCAGGAGTATTTGTAAGCATTGCCTGACGCTGTGCGCCTGACAAAAAACTAAGTATGCCGTTTCCACTGGATCCGCCCTGAATCTCTACAACGCCTGTATTTACTGAAGATGCAGTATTAGATACTGTTAAAACAGTTGCGCCACCAAAACCAGTTACGTTTGGAGTTGATGTTCCAACGCCAACGTGCCCTGTCGAGGTGATGCGAGCACGCTCCGATCCGTTGGTTTTGAAAATAATTGGAAACGCACCTGTATTCTCAAGGGTTGTGTTTCCCGTAGCCCCGTTATAAAGATCAAGTATTCCTGCTCCAGATCCTCCGTCAATTCCAGAACCTTGCTGAAAAACACCTGCTGCTCCTAATCCAACCTTTCCGTCGCTTGTGATAAGCAAACGCCGAGTGCCATTAGTCGAGATGGCTACCTGGTCTGCGCCGGGGGAGTAGATGCCGGTGTTGGTGTCACCGGTGAAGGTAATCGTCGGTGCGCCAGCAGTACCCAACGGATGCTGCGCAATGCTGTCGAATGTTGCGGTGCTGGTAACGTCCAGCGTGCCGGGCACGTCTACGTTGCTGGTCCACTCAACACCAGTACCAGCAGCATCAGTTTGGATGAGCTGACGGGCTGCGCCATCTTGTAGCTTCGAGACAGGCAGTTCATCGGCGACGATGCCGACCCAGGTGCTGCCGTTCCAGACTTTCATCTGAGCAGGAGACACACTTGTGTCCAGCCACTGCTCACCTGTGTAGTTTCCGCTGCTTCCGCCGGAAGCCGGCACACTGTTTGGTGCTGTGGTGCCGACGTGTACTGGGCCTACTTTGACGATGCCTGTACCAGCAGAATCCTTGAAAAACAGGCCGGGGCTAGCGGTGTTTGTGTTGATTGCGAGCTGGCCGTCAACAATCGTTGTTGTGGGACGCTTATTTGCAGTGCTGCTACGAAGATGCTTGTACGTGGCCATGCCTTAACTCCCTGCGGGACGGCGTTACTCAGGCAGTCTACTAATACTCACCCTCGTCGATCACAATGTCGTATTCGTCGAAGATTTCGGGCAGCGTTTTGTACTGCAGGTAATAGTCAGCATTGCTGACTTTGATCAGCATTTCGCCTTCAACGCCGCCGCGAGGGAGGTATTCGCCGTTGTAATTGAAGCTTGACATCAGTAGGTGCCTTCATCGACCACTCCAACTGTCATTGCTCCAACGCTATCTACGGCGATCTCTGTAGTTTCACGCACAATTCCAGCCACTGACACTGTCGCAACCTGCACGCGGCCCCACAGTGTGATCAACGCAGCTTCGGCGTCTGCCACACCGGTCATTGCCGGACTGAGTGCTCCACCGTTGAAAGTAACGTCGCCCGCATCAATGACGCTGATGCCTGCGCCCACGATGTTGACGTGAGTCCAAGTGGTACCAGAACCTGGGCTCAAGATCCAGTCGCCAACGTCTAGTGCAACGGCTGGTGCCGGAGCCGTGCCAGTACCTGACGTAGTAACCAGCAAGTAGAGACCAGAACTTGCTCTGGTTGGAGCAACCAGAGCTGAACCAACAGTCAGGCCTGCCGCTGCGCCATAGTTATTGAGGCTGGCGATTGTGTTAGTGCTGGCGTTGTACGTACCACCGAAGCGGAGGTTGGCTTGGGCGCCGAACTCGTTGTTGAGCGGGAGGTAGTAGCCCTGAGCTGGGGAGACTTGGCCAACCCACACGTAAGCGGTGCGGTCGGTCGGGTTGATCCAGAGCTGGCCCGCAAACTCAGGAACTGGCTGGCTGCTACTGACTTGCGCAATGCCGTAGTCGGCAAGCTGTTGTGCTGTGACGCTATTGGCAGCAAGCCGCGCTGATGCAAACGTACCAGTCGTAATTTTGCTGGCGTCTAGTTCGGGAATATCTGTTGCGGACAGTGCCAGTGCAGCAACAATGTGGCCTTGGCTGTCGTAGGTGACCTTGGCGGCGCTACCGGGTGTAATTGAGTTGCTGTGGTTGAGTGTTCCAGCGCCATCGACACCAAGGCCGGAGCCGGGTTTGACGACACCGATGCTGCTAGCCGTGGCGACAGGGACGTCGGCCGCGATGATTTGCCGGCCGCCGGTGACCAGACCCTTGGCGTTGTACTGAACGACGTGATAATTGCTGGATTCGGCGGTGACCGTGTTGTTGATGGCGATGGTGTCGCCGCTCATTGTCAGACCGTTGCCGTTGACGACAACAGCGCCTTTGGCACCGGTGGTTGCCGTAGGGAGATCGCCGGCTGCAATCGTGCGGTAGGTGACTGCGCCAGCTCCGGCAGTTGGACCGGCGAGGAATTGCGCTGCTGCGCCAGTAGCGTCCAGTGTCGTGTTGACCGTTACGCTGTCGCCAGTTGTGGTGACAGTAACGTTGACGACTCCGGCCGTACCACCGATGACAGTGTTAATTGAGCCAGCGGCTTTGATGCTGACCCAAGTGCTGCCGTTCCAGCAGTAGATCTTGCTGTCGGCGGTGTCGAGCGCGATCTGACCGACGAAGGCGCCAGAGGCCGGAAGCGTCGTGACGAGATCGACGCTGGATTCGTCAGCGAGTTTGGCGGCTGTTACAGCATCAGCAGCAAGCTGCAACGTGTCAACAGCGCCATCTTCCAGCGCAGTGCCTGCAATCTCGGCAGTGCCGAACAGAATCTTGGCGCCAGGGATGGTGGCGTCAGCGATCAGCGTGACCGCTTTGCCGGTAAAGTCAGTAACGGTAATTTTTTTGGTTTCACTAGCGCTGATATCAGCGACTGCCAGAAAGTCACCTGCAGCCAGGTCACCGCTGGAGAGCGCTGCTAATTCGGTGATCCTGAGGTCTGCCATGGTGATGTGCGGCTATAAGTGCTGGTAGGCATGGCCTGACACCAGTTTAGTGTCAGTCGGATTGCTCCAAAAGCAAGAATGATGCGCCATCTTGCTCAAGCTTGAATTTGTCTCCAGATTCTTGGAGCAAGTATTCGGTTGTGCGTGTCTTGGCGCGCAGCCTGATAGGACCAGTTGCAACAAAATCGACAGAACTGACGATGATATTGCCCGATGCAAAGCTTGTAGCGCTAGAGGTGATCAAGCCATCGAACTCCCACCACAATGCGTCATTGATTTGAGCGGAATCAAACGAACCACCGGACGCGCGTGTACCCGCAGATTTAATGAAAAATTTTGCGTGAAATGATGAACCAACCTCTGTGCGCAATACAAGCTGCATCAGATAGTTGACCGGCTCTGTATTGCCTTCTTTTACGTAATCCCATTGAGCGGTTAAGCGACCGCTGCCAGTGATCAGGCTGCTGTATTGCTGCCTGTATTCATCGCTCAATGCAGTGACATCGACCGTTTCTCGCGTTGTATTAATTTCATAGTCAGACACACACCCCAGCAATCTGGCATCACGGTTACGCACCTTAACTCTGATTGGAATATTGCGAGCAATTGCATTGAGGGCCACGAGGCCGGTACTAGCACCCTCAAGGCTGTCGTCAAAGTTTGTGTACAGACGAATACCGCCTAGTTCATCAATAAATGCGTACCAATTTCCACTTGGTTGAACAGTGTTATTCGCCCATCCACTTGCGGCGACGAAATCAAGATTCGTGCTATCTGTTGTGGCAATCTCAACTAGGTCACCACTGATTAAATAACTAGGGTCAAAATCAAAGCTAAATCGATCGCGAGCGGCATTGACGTCTGACGGATTGACCACAGACTCTTTGCTGCCTTCAAGCGACAGGCGAGTCAGCTCAATATTGCCGACATTGCCGAGGTAGATGCCCATCAGATTGTCACCGCCGTGAGTGCGCCAGTGGCTTGGAAGCTGATTTGGGCAGAGCTGACTTCACCCACGCTGGCACCAAACGAGACGCTGGTGATGTAAGCAGTCAGTTGCACGTCGCTGTTTGTGTTGCCATCCGCCAAACGCAGACGCATTGTGACGGTATCGCTGCTGGATACGCCAGCAACACGCAGCACTCTCTTCAAAGCTGTGGCGGCGTCGTTGCGGCCTGCGTCGTCTTTGTAGTACAGCAGTGTGGCGCTGCCGTTGAATTCTTGGACGCCTGGCGCGTAACTGCGTTGTGATTCGCCAAGCGTGGTGGTTTCCAGCACTTCAAGAGAGCCAGTCAAGGTCCAGTTACTGACCTTGATCTGCTCGGTGTCGTTGATCAGCAGGCGGCCATCGCGTCCGGTATAAACCTTGGCCATTAGATCACCGCCACCAGATTCACTGTAACGCTGCTACGGCCGGGTCTCACTGAGCGGATTTGCGGCTCGCTTTCGTAGCGCCACTTTGTACCAGGTGGCGCATCCAAAGTTGCCGCGCTACCGCTCCAGCCGTTTCGCGTAGCGGAAGGAAGTGTAAAAGTGCGAAGTGTGCCGATGTTTGAGTTGAAGTCGTCGATGAAAAGCTGGGCGTTTGCGTCAGTTACGTTTTCGTAGCTAAGGCCCAGCTTGGCGTTGGTTCGCTGAGACCCATACAAAATTCGGATCTCGGCGCCGGATTGTGAGTTGTAGTTTTTGATGGGCCACGCACCAGGGCTGAACTCGCGGCTGGTTGGCGTCAGTGTCGGAAAAGCCATTACTCCAGTACGCGGAAATTTGCTTCAGTAAGCACGTCCTTAGCCACAATGCTAACGCCGGTGGAATCGACGGGCACTTCTACGGCGCTGATATTCACCAAGCCGTCTTCGTCCAGTGTGAGCTGCTCCACTTGATAAACGGATGCGCTGGTCTGGAGGCTGAGCAACGTAAACAGACAGCCGCGCAAGGCGGAATCTGTAACAGTGTTGTTCTGGATCGTAATGCGTTGCTCGGTTACGGCTCCGGTGCTGGGGTTGTAGATCAGGGCGTCGTAGGTCCCGTTGGCGATGGAGGTTACGCTGACCAAGGTCCCAGCGTCCGTGATACCGCCGTTGTTGGTGGCGCTGTAGGTGGTGGCTTCGGTGATAACGCGGATGTAGGAACCGGGTTGGATGCCGAGGGCGTCGGGTACGGTTTTGAAGCTGACGGTGTGAGTGACGCGGCGGCGGATGCTCAGCAGGAACCGTGCGGTCTTCAGTGCTTGGGCACGGTTGGTGCAGAAGTCAGTTAGATCGAAAGCTTGCTGGGTCGTGGAACGGCTGCCTTCGGGGATGTCGGCCCAGTCGACCAAAGCGGAGGCTTGCGTTGGTAGATCGTTTTCGACGGTGACGCGCCAACTAACCAGAGCACGGAAGTTTGAACGCTGGGCGGCGTCGATGTACTGGACCTGCAAGCTGTCTTGGATGATGTTGCCCGAGGTGAAAATCTGCTCGATTGCGATGGGCGTGGTGCTGATCTGGTAGCTGCTGTCGTAGGGCAGCGCCGGCATCATGCCGAAACGGCCGTTTTTAATTGTGAAGTTGCATAGCTGAAGCGCAGCGTTGTCGTACAGGAACGAGCGCAGGCTGTCGCTGTCTTCCACCACGCCGTCAAAGAAGATCTTGTTGGCGCGTAAGTACTGGGCGGTTGTGGTGAGTGAGTCAACGTCGATCAGCTCTGTAGGGACGACGTTGCCGACACCTTGGCTCTTGCTGGTCAGGAGGTAGTAGACAAGATCGGCGAAAAGGTTGCTGGGTTTGTTGTCCTGTTCAATCAAGCGGTAAACACTGATGCCGGTTGGGACCCAGGCGCGGATTTGACCGATGCCGCCAAGTTGACCGCTGGACTTTACGGTGAATCCCAGTGTGGACATGCCGTAATACTCGGCAAGTGTTTCGTTGGAAATGCACTCGTTGACGTAAACGATCTGATGCTCGGGTCCGCTTTCATTGGATTTGGTCAACTCCAGATAATGGCTGCAGTCTGAGACCTGTGAGTTTTCTTCAAATACGCGCTCAGCGCTGCTGACCGTGGAGCTGTTCACTGTTGATACAGCTTGGACAGCAGTAACAGCAAAGGCAACGTTCACTGCCGAGTAGCCGCCTACACGCGAAAAGTCATTGTTGACCGGAATGACGACAGTGAATCTGTGGGATGTATTCCACGTGCCGTTTGCAGAAATGACGTTGTACGAGACGTTTGTCCACTGGTAAGGATTCTCAAGGTTTGCGCTGAGATAGACCGGACCGATGGTGACGCCAAGTGTGCCAGCTACAGATGTAGCGTTTACGTTGAAGACAATTTGCCCCACGCCGGGCTTATCAAATGTGATGGTGGCGCTGCGGACGCGACCGGGATAATCGCGTGCATATCCCAGTCTTTCGGTGAGCCACGCATTGACGACTTGCTGGATGCTGCCATTGCTCGAGCTTTGGTCGTATTGGGATAGCGCTGTTGGGAGCGTGGTTTGTGTGGTGGTTACGCTGCTGGCTTCTTGCGGGTCTGTTACAAGTTCGTCGTTCACGCGAATGTCAGCGATAGTTATAGTGTCATCGCCATTGGTTGTGACTCTAAAACCGCCATAGTCTGTGTCTAAGTCTATTCCTAAGATGCTGCCAGTATTCGCATTTAATCGGATAACTCTATTTGTATCTATGCTGTTGATTGCAATATCCGATCCCGTGCGCGGAATAAATCGGTACTCGTAGTATCCAATTTGCTTAGGACGAATACGGATGTAGTTGTACTGATCGACCGGGGCATTACCAGTAACGCAGAAAACTTGCGGCATCCTGCGCCAAGGCTGCTGGGCTTGGCCATAAACCTCAACTGGGCGTACCCAAATAGAAAAGCACGATGTGCGCTCGAAGTACTTATCCATTCGAGGCGTTGTGAGCGTAATGTCCTGTTTATCGAGTTGGTGCAGTTTGAAAGGCGTAGGAATTGCGTTGAAGTTGCACAGGCCGTTGGCGCGGTTCCAGACTTGGCTACGGAGTCCAATTTCGATGACTTGGGCATCACGTCGCACGGGACGGATGCTTGCCATATGCAGACGGCAGATGTTGAAGAAAGCTGCGCCGCAGTGTTTGTTGGGGTTAAAGACACTACCTTCGTAGCCGCCGAGTGGTTCTTCTACTGTTCTTCTGCCAGCCAGCCCGACAGTTGCTACGCCGGTAATTGCGGTGCATTTAAATGTAATGCGTTGGGTTTGAAACTGTGTCCAAGTGGCGGGGCTTCTGCTTTCAACAACCCACACCGAAGCGCCGATAATCCATTTAGAGCCTATGGCCAACAAATCAGAAGCCCTTGCTCTCCAAGAATCAGCAGAAGCCTTCAAGTCTTTGACATTAACCTCTGTGTCCTTGAAATCATCTTGATTAAAGTCTTTCCAGTTATTACCATTGATTTCGAATGTTAAGGTATCGTTTTCGGCTACTGATACGATCGTGCGATTTTCTACGTCAGCACCGCCATTAGTGCCGCTGTGTGCAACAAACCCCATGCGGCGAGAGTAGGCACGTCCCACGCCAGGCATCCCAACCTGCGGAATATCCTCTTTGGGTTGATCGGCGTAGCGATGCAAAACATCAGCATCGGAACCTGCGATTTTTCGGCGGCGGGCTTGGGTTTCAAACCGTGCTTCTTTATTGTCCGGGCCTTCGGTTGCTGCATAGGGCGCCGAGATAATTTCCCAGTTGAAGCGGAATGCCGTGCCGTTGTGGATTGGCTCGGCTGTTCCAAACGACGTATCCGCTTGAGGGGTGTAAGCCATGGAAAATCCCTGGCTGAACTGTCCGTCCTCGGTTGGAGCGGTAAAAATCTGGCGGCCAACGGTGCCGGTGGTGCCGTCCCCTTCTATGTGGGTGCCAGCGACTAAGCGTGCTGTCCCTGGTCTATTTTCGCCTAACTGGCTTGACCAGAACACTGCAAAATCGCGGTTGCCGAGGCTGTTCAGCGCTGTGGTGCCAACGCGGATGCCGCCAAGCTCGGGGGCCTCACTGCCGTACTCGCCAGCGACGTAGATACCTTCAAACGCTTGGTAGCTGCCGTAGCTGTAGATGCGGCTCCATACCAGTGCCGGTGCAAGGATCAAACCGCCGGTTAGAGCGCCGTCAGCGCCAGTGCCCCGCTTGCCGAAGGGAATGGGAATTGGCTGACCGTATTCGGCAAGGCTGCTGACGTTATCGAAGCTGGTGGTTTGGTTGAAGCGGCTAGGGCCGATCTGATCCGCGAGCTTTTTGCCGCGAATTTTGGCAGGTGTTTCTAGGGCTGGTGCTTTTGGTGCCAGAAGAATGCTGATAGCAGTAAGCGCCAAGCCGATTGCAACATTAACTGCGATGGTTGTTGCAACAGATTTTGCGGATACCGCTACAGCAGCAACTACTGGCACCATTGCTGCATAAATTTTGGGGATATTTTCATACTCAGCCGGACGCACATAAGCCGCATCGCGTGCGTAACGGACAAATTCTTTGTATTCCTGTTCAGTGCAACCAAGCGCTTCAATTAGCGCGATCTCATACGGTAAGAGCGGCGGATCGTAAAGCTTGCCACCGGTTTCCAGTCCACTGCGGAAATCAAGTGGTTTATGAATAGGATGCCACTCTGCCATTGGACTCCGAATTCAGGTGGCTTGGCGCCAAACAGAATGATGTCACCATCGTAGATGGGAGCATCCAGAGTGTCGCAGTAAACCGACAGCTCCCGCAAGATGCCGCGTGGGCTGAGCCGATACCAATCGTCAGCGACGTCTGGCGGGTTTTTACCTAGGGCTTTTAGCGCGTCGATGACGAGGTGGATGCAGTCGTCACCGCCGTATTCATAGCGTCGGCCAATCAGGTGCTCACACACTGATTTGAGCTGTAAACGGGATGCTGCCGACCTGCCAGCGATGAAGGCGGCGCCCCGGGATGTTGGTTTGAACCGCGTCAAGCACTGAGTTTAAGCTGACTTGGATGTTGACCTCATCCCAGCCGCCGCTAGAGCAGGTGCCCCAGTAGGTGTAAAGGGTGCGCTGGACTGCTCCAGTGGAGGGTTCCCAGAGCACCGTGGTGACCTTGGCAACCCATAGGTTATCGAGGGCCTCGACAATCCACGCGCGGGTCATTTCGATGTTGGCGAACTGGAGTGCCGCATCAAGGTTGTCGCCTTGAAGTGTGGCTACCGCTCCACCAAAGCTGAACGGCAGAAACAAGTAGCCGTCTACGTTTTGGTTGATCGCGTAGTTCTGGAAGCGGTATTGGGCTGCTTGGCCGCTGGGGCCGATGTCCAGTAGGTGGCCGTAGGCGTATTCCATTAGATGCCGACTCCTCTACGTGTGGCGGCGCTGTTTTTGAGGCTACGCATGGCGCGGCGTTCGCCTTGGATTGCGCCCTGTTGGGCAGCCTGTGCCATGCCGCGCTGAAACTGATCAGCGGTGACGTAATCCACGTTGTTGATGCGTTCCACGCTGTAGCGGACGTCAATCGGCTCCATTGTGGCCGCCCCTGCCGCAGCCAGCGAGGCGCTGTCACCTTCTGCTGCGGCGGCTGCGCTACCAGGCGTCGAACGGTACCGTTTCATGGCACCGTCCAGGCGAGCGGCGACGCCAAGCTTGCCATCAGCACCACGCTTGAGCGGCATAATCGCCTCAGCCCCGGCTTCGCCCATGAGGCCGTTTTGCATCTCGCCACCCTTCGCGTACTTGAAGAATGTCGGCTTGGTGACGATGCCGCCCATTGCGAAGGGTTGAATGCCGTTTTGAGCAAACGCCGCTCCATTGGCCGCCGGAAGCAAACTTGGCCCCGTAAACACGGATGGATTGAACCCTGCCTGACCGCTACTGAAAACACCGCTGTAGTTAGGAGCGGCGCCTCCACCGCTGAGACCCACCCCAAGCGCTTTCATGATGGTGCCGTAAAGAATCATCGCAATTTGTTGCGTAATGATTTGTTGCGCCATGTCCAGAAAATGCTTGCCAATTGACGCCATCAAGTCGGCAAGTGCCTGCTTTGCTGACTTAGAGCCCGTAATCGTTTCAATAAATGCACTGGAGAACGCCTCTCCCATCTGCATGGCGCCAGCTTGCACTTGATTCTGAAGGGAAATCATTTCCTCCAGTTGTTGACGCATTTCTTGGAAGCGCTGAGCTTCTGGCGTCATAAATTCTTGAGGCTGGTAGATCTGCTCGCCACCAGCAAAATTGGCAGCGCCAGCTTGGCCGTAATCAAAAACGCCAATCGCAGCGCGACGACCGGCTTGACGCATTTCCCGCGTCAGTCCCGTGGCTTCAATAATTTGCCGTTGCAGCTCAAGTTGGTCAGTGATATTTTTTTCAGCCTCAAGCTGAAGCTCTAAATATTCAATTTTATTTTTAGAAATTTCTTCCGCTGTTTTTGAAACATCAAGCCCTTGCCTTAGCCCCTGGACCCGCAAGTCTTCCAAGCGCTCGTTGACTTCATTCAAATGCGTTTGCCTGATATCAAGGCCAAATTGTTTTTGCTTTAGGTCAAGGATTGCAAACTCAATTCTGTCGGCGTCGCGGTTGACAAGCTGTTGGCGCTCTCTCTCAAGCGTTGTCAGCTCTTCAAGCTGAAGCGTTCGCAGGCCAACGTCTTGCAAGCGCATTGCATTGCGAAGATTTTCCTCGTATAGGCGTTGAGCTTCACGAGCAGCCTTTTCAGCTTCTTTATCTGCTTTGCCTTCGCCGCCATCTACCGTCTTGAAGCGCTCATTCATGCCGCGCAAGTATTCAGATTGAATCTGCTCGCGAGTTTTGAACGTTTTTAGATCAAGCTTAATTACCTCTTCCGCTTCGCGAAGTTGAACCCTTTTTAGGTCGGCTTGGGCCTTTAAGCCTGCGGTAAACAGAGAAGCGCGTCCCGCTCCCGGTACACTTTCCGCCACAAGCAACCGTGATTCAATATCTTGTATTTCTCTCCTAAGACGAGCAGCGTGCTCTCGCTGCTTGTTTATGTCTTCAATCACTTTTTCTCTTGCGGCACCTGTATAGCGCCTTTCCGCTGTCATTGCTGGCTGAGGACCAGTTGCGCCAACGGGATCTCGTTTTGCGTTTAGCTCCCTAAAAGCTTGACGCGCAGCCATGAGTTGCGCAAAATTGCGAACAACTACATCAATTGCGACGGTAATTGCACCAAGTGCAGCAATGCTTCTTAATATGCCAAACAGACCGCGCATTGCAGTAGCGAAGCCTGTAGTTTTGACCGCAGAAGCTGCCATTACATCGCCAGTAATTCGAGCCGCAGAACTGACGCCGGTGAACCAGCTAACAATATTTATCTGAGCAAGCGATGTGATTGCAGCGCGTAACGCAACAGTCGCCGCCGTGACAAGCCCAAGCTTTAGGGCAAAAGCGGCAATTCCGGAAAGAATCTCATTGTCTAAAAAGAACGAGAAGGCGTCCGCGATTGCTTTAGCACTTGCAGCCACTGCTGGCGTAATATCGGTTACAAATTTTGCGAAAGTTTCCTGTAGTTGAGCACCAACTGGCTGAAGCGTTTCGCCAATCGCAATCCTCATATCGTTGAATGCCACCGTCAGGCGAGCGCCAGCATCCTGACTGGAATCTGCGATTTGATTTGCGGTACCAGAGTATTCATCACCAAGCTGCACGATGAAATTCATTAGCTCGTTCAAGCCAACCTGACCTTGCTCGAGCGCTTTTGACAGCTCAGGCAGCGTCATTTCGTTCGCTTGGGCAAACTTCGTAACTGCGCCGGGCAAGCGCTCGCCAAGCTGACCGCTTAACTCTTCTGCGCTTACCTTGCCTTTCGAGAACACCTGAACCATCGCAGTGATGGCACCGTCAACATCCTGCGCCGACCCACCGGTTGCCTTGATTGCTGCGGTCACATTCTTGAAGACCAATTCGGCATCGGTGACCTGACCGCCTGCTCCTCTCACCGCAGCGGTCAATTTCGTCATGCCCTGAATCGCAACGTCTTGCGGCACATTCAGGTTGCGCACCGCAAAATTAGCTGCTTCAACGGCTTGGTTGAATTGATCCTGGCTTCCAGCCGCATCTCGCAGTGCGATCTGCATTTTCTGGATCTGTGCTGCATAGTCAGCAAATCCACCAAGCTGTTGCCTCAGCATGCCAACTTGCGCACCAGCAGCAGCACCAGCAAATGCACCCCCCACGCCGCCAAACACGCCGCCAACTGCGCCACCGAGGAAACCCTCGGGACCGCCAAAGATGCCACCACTCAATGCAGCGCCAGCAGCTTGAGCGACTTCCATTCCGCTCATACGGCGGCGGGCGCCTCGTTGCCGCTTTTCCAGCTCACGGTCAACCAACCGTCCTTGTTTTTCAATTTCTTGATTTACCTGCTTAAAATCAGCAGCCGTTGGATCAAGTATGTCCTGAAGCAAAGCCAAGCTTCCAGAAAACTCACGCAAATCAGCAGTACTACGGCGATTTACATCACCAAAACGGCTTACAGCCGCAGTGAGCTTTTCATACTCAGATGGAGCGGCAGGAGGGATGACTGCAGCGGGAGGACGACCACCGCCACCGCCACCGCCAGCAGCTCCGGCCATTAGCGGAATAAAAGAGCCACCACCTGCACCGATATTTCCAATTTGCGCCATCCCAGATATAGGAAATTCGCCAAGTCTTGAAACGCCATACGCCATATCTTGCCTTTCCAGTCGCTGCATAAAGGCTTTGTCTCCGGTTAAAAGCTCATGCAGCGCCGATGCACCTGGTATCGAAATATTTGACAACCCTGCGCGAAGACCAGACAGGCTTGGCATGGCGCCACCAATCCGACGACCAATGCCAGAAATATTTGGTAATTCAATAGATTCAGTCAAACGCCTTGCAAGACGACTTGCGCTTAATTGAACGCCTGATGACACAATACGTCGAACTGTTTCAAAGGTGCCTGTTTCACCTTCCCAAAAATTTGATACAGCTTGACGATAAGAAACAATTGCTTCCCTTGTTGAACTAGCGGCAGCTTCTCTACCAAACTGCATAGAGCGACCACCGCCAAGCATTCCCTCAACTGGAAACGACTGCGCGGCTGCCATCCCATAACGGAACGAACCCTGCGCAGGCACAGGAGAAGACGCACCAAAAAGTGGTGCAGACTGCCCCGCAAAAGATGTTGCACCTCGACGCTGCCATGCGGCTTGGTTGATTGCCGCATTAAGAGCAAACCCTCGCGCGCCAGTTGTTCTTGTCGGTAAATTCAGGAATCCAACGTCTTGAATCTGACGAGCCGCTACGTCAACATTTTTTGCAACAGAGGCAAGAGCATTCGCCAATCCTTGAAACTCTGCGGGTGTTCCCGCAGGCTGCTGCATGCCAATTCCGGCTGCAAAGGGTGAGCGCGCGCCTCCTAGCGAAACCCGAGGGCCGCTCAGGGGACCCACAAAGGCGCCAGTGCGACCAACATTGCGAATTGCCCCGGCAACAATCTCTTGCTCCAGCCCAAAGCCAGGAAGACCAGAAACGCCTCGAACATTCCTACGTTGCTCGGTCGGCATGTACATCGAAGGCACAATGCCACCTCGCTCATACGCTTTTCTGTACGTGGCGAGAGTGAGCGCGGGGGAAGAGACGGCTTCTTCTCCCATTAAACGAGCAAAAGGAAGAAAGGTGGATGTTTTGGCTGAAGTGCGAGCCAGGAAAGACTGAAGCTTGTCAGCAAGAGCAGTTTGCTGCGCAGGTAAATTAGCGCGTTGAGGAGTAGCTGCTATATCAGAAAACAACAAACGAACAGCAGAGATAACATCGCCACGAACCTCTTTGAGACCTTGAATAATGCCTTGACCAATACCCTGTCCAATAGGTACCCCAATCTCATCGCGCGACTCGCCAGAGGGGCTTTTAATTCTGAAAGCTTTTTTAAGCGAAAAAATAAATTGCTCTGAAAGTGTATTTGCGCCAGAAGCCAGGATTCCTTTGTCTGTTGCCCCTGCTGTAACGCCTTGCGCAATGCTTTCCCCAATTTGGGTGCTTTTTTGTGCAATGTCAACGCCTCGACCGCCCTTCTCAAAGGCAGTCAGCATGTCTGTTAAGACTTGAGTTGCGCTTCGCCCCATCATTAGCTGTTCGCGCTGAACCGAAGCGCCAGCTAGCCCCGTGATTCTTTCGTAAAGAGGTGATAACTCACGCCCGCCAAAACCCATGGCGGAAGCTGCTGCTTTTCGCTGTGCGTCAAGTAAATTTGCTCTAATCCTTAACTGTTCATCGAACGCAGTAACTGCAGCATTATTTTCAGCTTCAATACGAGCCATTTCGGCTCTATGAGCACTTTCTTGCTGTTGATTATTTTGCTCAATAAGGCGAGCTTCTTCTTCTCTAAAATTACGTTTTGCGCTAATTAGCGAATCTATCGCATCATTATATGTTTTTCTGAATTCTTTGACACCTTCAGCGGCTTGACGAGCAATTTCTTTGTCGAAAAGCAGATTTCTTGCGCCAGATGGCTGATATGGATTAATTTCAGTTTGCGCTGCTGCAGCTTGCGATTGACCAACGCTAATGTATTGATTATTTAGTTTTTTAAGTTGCTCCTCTAATTGTGCAACTTGACGAGATTGCTGGGCAAATTTAGCGCTTCCTTCTGCCGTGCTTGTATCAAGCATGGACATTTCTTCGCGCAATGCGCCAATGACCATGCCCAGGTTTTTTTGGGTTGACGCAAGCCTTGATGCCGTTCCTTCTGGCAGGAAAAGTCGCTCAAATAAAACCTGCCCGCGACCAATGGACTGAGCCCTCTGAAGCTCAAGTTGAAGTGTTGAAATATCTGCAAGAATTTCGTAATAACGAGTACTTGCGATTACAGTGTTATTGAGCTCAAGATTTAATTCGTTAAGTCTTTGAGCATAAATAGCAGAAGTCCTAGGAAGCTCCAAAAAGGCTTCGTCTAATCGCGTAATAGCTCGGCGCTGATCTTCGATTTCTTTTGTAAATGCAGCAATACGAGCGCGTGATTCTGTGGCTCCACCGATAGCCAGTTGAGCCATCGCGCGACCAGTTTGCTCGGCCGTGTTGCCAGTGTCAGCCAAAGTCTGCTTAAGCTTTTCAAGCTGAGCAGAAAGCTTTTCTGGATCGCCAGACAAAGCTTGACCAAGGACACTCCGATATGAGCGACTTTTTTTGGTGCCCTCTTCAAGTTTAGTATTTAATCGATCAATTTCAGCTCCAATGCCAATGTATGCTTGTCCGCCAAGCGAAGCCTGAGTGCGAAGATCTTGCAGGGCTTTTACATGCCCTTTGATTGACGCTTCCGACTGAGAATGCGCGCGAGCAGATTTTGCAAGCAATTCTGCTTGCTTTTGAATTTCAGAATCTGTTAACTTTAAAGATTGATTTAATTTGATAATGTCTTCGCTTAATTTATTGTACGCTGAAGAGCTTCTTGTCGCCTGACCTTGAAGACCCTTAAGCGCCTCAAGCAGGCCCTTGGTTACCTGCTCTGTATTCCCAGCATTTTTAGCAAAATTAACAAGACTATCGCGAGCGCGAGAAATATCCTTATCGCTAAGATTCGTTACTTTTCCAAGTTCGCGAAAAGAACCCTTTAGCCGGTCCAGCCCCTCAAAGCCTTCAATGCCAAGGCGGACTTTAATGTCTTGAACCTGCTTGCTAGCCATCCTTGTCCTTGGCCAATTCGCTTAACGCCGTAGCCTCCATGATCTGGAGGTCTTCAAGCATCTCGCGGCGATTCTCCACATTGTAGAGGTCGAACATTCCGCCGGGGCAAACAAGCACGTCATATCGCAGTCCCATATAACCCGCCATCGTCGTCGTCCATTGCGTTTGCATACGCAAAAACATCATCACCACATCCCAATTCTCCTCCCAAACCTCGAAATCGTTCGATTGCTCGGCAGGTTGCTCAGGGAGGACGATGCCAAACACAGCAGCGTCCTCCTTTGTTTTATCTTCTATTCGCTTGCCGCCGTCCGCCCAATAGACGGCAGCATCTTTCAGTTTCCCTGGCGACCACCCTCAAATGTCTCGGTATAAGCCTTCAACACGCCGCGAATCCAGTAATGATCATCGCTAAATTCGCGCATTGCCTCAAGCGAAAACGGTACCTCTTTGCCGTCCTCGTCAAGAATCCCATCCCAGCCGACCATAATTACCTTGAGCAGGTCAAGCTCACCTTTCTCGCCCAGCTTTTGAAATTCCTTCCGTCCCACGCGCTTGAACTTCGCGTCAAAGGTGGCCGTATCAAAAGTGCCACCATCGCTGGGCTCCTCGATGGAAACGGGCCAAGAGAAAACCTTTACCTTTTTGCGGACAAATGCCATGCGTAATTCACGCGATACTGCAACAGCATACACCCAATAAAAAAGGGCCGCATTACCGGCCCTCATCATCCGTCTGTCCAACGAATCAAGTGTAGACGAGGCTGAACTCGTCGTTGCCTGCGGTCGAGGGAACGCAGGTGTAGGGGATGGTCAGCATGTGGATGCCATCCTGATCGCTGTAGCTGACATCGCCGATGTCGACCTTGGTGGAGGCGAAATCAACGATGTTGCCGGCGGTCTGGCCGTGCTGGAACAGCAGGTTGCCAAGCGCGCCGTCAGCAAGCGCAGCAGTGAAGTAGTCCTTCTGCGCAATGGTTGGCGCTTCGATGGTCACACTGCCAGTGCTGGCGCGATCAGTCAGCAGCACCTGCTTGGTGCAGTTGATCAAGTCGCGGTACACCAGAGTGTTGCCGATGTCGAAAGTCACCGACTGCAGGCAGCCGCTATAGGACAGCAACTGAAAGTCAGTCGTATTGCCATTCTTGGCGACTACCGGGTTGGCTTGATTGGCGTAGGTGACCGAAGGCGCTGCGGTGTCAGTGGGAGCGTTGTACACACCAGTGAAAGTGAAATCAATGGTGGGGATCTCGCCGACGGCTACATTCAGCGTATAAGTGCCGCGCGCGCCGGTCACTTTATGCAGCAGACCATCAATGTTGTAATAGATGGTGCAGCTACCAAAACTTGCGCTGACGGGCGCATAGGTCACGCTGGTAGTAGCCACGATGGTTTCGCTCATACCACAAGCAAGCAGAGCCTTGCCATAGCGAGGAGCGGTGCCAGCAGTGCCAGAACCAGCCAATTCAACGCTGAAGGTGCACTCAACACGAGTGTTAGCCAGCAGTTGCTGAGACGCGCCCAGATAAGGACGAATCAAGTCACGACTGACAACATCACTCTGCAGAGGAGTGATATTCAGATCGCGAACCAGAACGGCGTCCGCTCCGTCGGGAGTCGGATCCGTCCCGTAAGTCGTCTCCGTCTCCAGAAGGATCAGGCGTTTCCGAGTTAGAAGGGGCATTGGAAATTACCTCTTGTGGAACAGGTGGCAGCGTCCGCTGAACGAGGGTGCGGATGCCTGTCTCGGGGTCAAGGATGTACGAGCCACCTTGCCCTTGAAACTCATCAATCACTGTAAATCGCGCGACTTATCAGACTCTACGTGGCCAAACTCGCAACAGTTGTACGATATTGAACAATATAATCATTGAAAATTACACCGGCAGGCTGATCGGCGTCCAGCATGTTGTAGGTCACTTCATCCGGCTGCACGTCAATCGCATAGCCGCCAAGCGTCAAATCAGCCACCATCTTGGCGTGCATGCTCTCAATAATTGGATCAGCAAGTTGATCTGGCGTGTCACCGCGCACGATTACCGTTACACGCACACGCATGCGCCAATCCAATGTCGGCAAGCTGGTGTTTTGCGTTGGCGTGTCACTGATCGGTTCAATGACAATTGCAGGCGACTCAGCGCGCTGCATTGCAGTGACCCTGCTGCGATACACGCGACCATTCACGCCCGCAGTGCTAGCAAGTGCGCTTGCAATCGCACTCAGAATCCGTTCGCGCTTAGTGGTCATTGAATCCTCGCTTGGGAAGCGGACCAAACGCGCCAGGATCGACCTGCTTGGTCACAATTGATTTCGCTCGATAATAAATATAGCTATCTGTCTTTTCAGCTTCTTCTAGCGCTTGCATGACCTTGACCCAATTCTTGAAGGTGTCGCGGTCCATGGCTAATCGCATGCCATTGCAATTGTAATAGATGCGCCATTTTGAATTGCCGTAACTCTAGATCTCACATAGCGAACAATTCTTGGCGAATAAAAATACGCATGAACTCCAGACTGGCTATGGCTTTTTGCTTCATCAAGCGAAAACCAACTCACACCGTCAAGGCTGCCTTCGTCGACAACGGTGATATTGCCTGCAGTCGTATCATGAACAAACGTAAAACTATTACCTGAAACTTCAACTCCAGGCGTCGACCCAGTCGCAGCAAGGGTTCCGAGAATGACTATATTATCGCTCCTGCTAGCCCAGCTCCCGTAGATCTCAGGCACAATTAAACCCTCATTAGCATTACTTCTGTAATTTTACCGTCGTCTACAAGACTTGGATTGCGAACTTTGTACGAAACGCCATCAACGGTTACCGTATCGCCGCTCAAAAATTCGTTAAACACTGCGCTACGGACAGTCAGCTTGTAATCCGTGCTCAACACCACCCCATCAGCGAGCATTTCGCTTGGCATATCTAAAATGCCAACGCCAGTCACACCTTCATGCACAACAGGTACACCGAAACCCTGAAGGTCGAAAAATACGCTCAGGTCTTCGGTGAATGCCATGTAAACAGCATAAAGCCCCAGGCCGCCGAAGCAACCCAGGGCCAATGCAGTACGGCTATCAGCCGTACTTCTTCACGCCAACACCATTAATCGAATAGGTGTGGGTCGAGGTCGAAGTGGTCGACACAGCCTTGATCCAACGCTTAGCAGCGCCCTTAGGAAACACCAGAAACTGCTTGGAAGCAGAGGTGCTTGCTTGGGCGAAAGCCACGGCGCCAGAAGCCTGTTCAGTGCCGCCGCGATTGAACACGGTGGTCACATCGGTGTAGCTACCACCAGAGGTGTCGCTCGATTGGATTTTTACATCCAAAGTCGAGGTCCCGCCAGCCTCAACATCAAGGATGATCACGAGGTCGCCCTCGTAATCATTCATGTCAACGGCAGTGCCGTCCAGGTTGGAGGTGCGTTGAGCAGTAGGAGCCAGCGCAAAATGCTGGAGCTTCTCCAGGCCAGTAGAGAGGATAGACATGATCAGTCCTTAGTAGGGAATTCAGAAGTCACAGTCTTAGCCTTCCGCACCGGCTTAACAGCAGGCACTGGAGCAGGCTCTTCCGTCACCTCAACAGGTGCGGGCTTCTCCACGGCAGGTACCACAACGGCCTTACCGCTACCAACCAACAGATTGCCGTCAGCCTCGTTGACCTCGACAAAGGAGCCAGCCTGAACCGGCTCCCCCGAGATCATGACTTGACGCAGGATCTCGATCTTCATGATCAGGTGCCGAGGCAGAAGGCGCCAGGCTGCTTCACAGCCACATCCACGTCCTGCAGAGCAATAACGCGGACGGTGCCAGCGGTAGCACCGGCGTAAGGATCAACAGTCAGATCCAGACCAGACCACATGCCCATGATCATCATGGAGAAGTCGCCGAACAGCGCATCGTTGTTCTGGAGCTGGTTCGACACGATCACGGGGTAGCCGTTGATCTCGTTGTCCTCAAAGACAAAAGCGCCAGTATTGGTCGCTTTTTCGGTCGACTTCAGAGCACCGCGAGCAGCAGCGTTGATGATGTAACGCAGGCTGCCGGCATCGGCGTTGGCAGATGCCACATCGGTTTCCATGCCGATGTACTCAGCAAAAGTACCGAAGGTGGTGATGGTCTGGCTGCCAATACCGGTGGTGTTGGTCAGACCAAGGGGCTGGTTGCTAGAGCCGGTGCCGTAGATGGAAGCGCGGTCAAGCTCGAGAGCGATCACGCGAGCAAGATCGTTCCGGATCATGCCTTCCACATCGATGGAAGACTGCAGCAGCAGACGACGGCTGTAATCAACAAAAGCACCCACAGTCTTGGGGGTCATGTTGACCTGATCGATTGCCTGCTGGCTCTCGGTCGGCGAACCGTTCTCACCCACCCAGTAGGCGGTAGCAGCAGAAGTCTGACGGGGGATGCTGATGGTGCCCTGCAGGCCGGTCAGCATGGTGACGCCAGCCTGGGCCAGTGCCAGACGATTGCGCAGCAGGTCGATGAAACTACCGGCCAGCAGCTCATCGGCAACCAGGTTGCCACCAGCAGTAGGAGTGCCCACCACCAGATCACGACGCAGCACCTCGTTGGGGATCACGATGCCGTTAGAGGAGCGCTCATACTTTTGAGCAGCAGCCTTACCGACTTCGATCTCAAACTCGGCAGCCCGACGAGCAGAAACGTCGCTGGGGTTAGCAAGGAAGTTCAGTGCGCGAGCAAAGCTGAACGAACGGGTCTCCTTATCGGAGAGGCCGACATCGTTAGAGGTGATGTCAGCAGAGCGAATGACTTGTTCCACGGGTTGAGTGCCGAGTTTTTCAAGGACAGCAGCACGAGCTTCGTCGATAGTGCGACCACCGTCGATCAGCTCGCGAGCCAGGTCTTGCATCTGGTGCTTATCGCCCAGTGCACTGATGGCGGCGATACGGGTACGCTCGGCCTCGACGGCCTCGGACCGGATCACCTCCAGATCTGGAGTGTTTTCCATTTCGGGTTCAGGTGTTGGTGATGCGGCTGGGGCCGCTTGAACAACGGTCTCGTCAGTTAGAGACCTGCCGATTCCAATCGTAGGGTCAGCAGGTATAGAGACCACGCTGACTTCGTAAGGCGACCATCTGGTCGCTACAAAGTCATCTCCGCGCTCTTCCATCTTGTCGATCGAATAGCCGAAGCTGATGCCGCGCAAAATATTATCGCGGACATCGTCGAGCACTTCTTGCGCAAACTTGTTACGCGAGAAGCGCACCTTCACATAACCGCGTCGTTTCTGCCCATCAACCCAAGCGCGCTCCACAACGCCGACCACGCGATCAGGATCGTGATTAAACAGCAGCGGGGCGCCATCGTTCAGACGACTCAGGTTTGCTGCATCCATCTCGTGGCTCAGCACTTCATTCCCGAAGTAGCGCATCACCGGATACTCAGAGCTAAACGGAAATTCGAAGCTCCGCTCTTCATCCAGCGCGCGGAATGATGTGACCTCAGATCGCTGAAACTTGCCGCCCTCAGTCGCACGGATCGGATCGATCTTGGTCAAAGTACTAAAACGATGACCCACCATCGTCTCAGTCGCCTCACCGTCGCGATAAATCCGAATCAACGCAGCCGGATCCTCTTCGGTTGCATCAATGCTGAATTCAGTGTCAGGCACGCCCAACGTACCCTCGCGCATCACATGCTCAATACGACCGCGCGCGCGACCGCCAGAGCTGTTCCACGAAACAAAATCACCCTCCTTCAGCGCGTCAGGCGCTGCACGTTTTTCAGTCACGGCTGCGTTCTCAATTTCGTCCACCTTAGAACGCTCACCTGTTGCCTCTTCAAATTGAAGCGGCTCATAGTCACGCTCACGCAGCCACGTACGCGCTTCAGCAGCAGTGAACTCAGAAAGCTTGAAACGAATTGCCTGCAATTCAGCACCACTCTCACCAGTCTTGATACCGAAAATAAAATCAACACCTTTACCGGCTGCATTATTGCGACGGCGGAAACGATCGTACTGATCGGGATCACGCAGTCTCGCGGCATGCTCATTGGGATACGGTCGCCCTTCCCCCGTCTCTGGTGATTCGCTCATCAATCGCTCTGGAATAATCCAAAACTTGCAAACACCTTCAGGAGCGATATCGCCGCTCACAATCTCGCAAGCACGCGGACCCGCATAAAACACACAATTCGCGCACACCATGCCGTCACCCGCGAAAGGGCTCTGCGCCATGTAATGCGAACCATGCGGTCCAGCATCCTGACCAAATTGGCCAAGCTCCTCGGCTATTTCCTCGTAAGCCTCATACAACTGCACCTGTGGCGCAGTCAGATCAACAGTCAACTCACGGTCAGATTCCATGCGAGCCACAAGTGCATCACTCCATGTTTTACCCGAGTCACCTCCCCAGGCCGCCCATGCCACCCTGCCAGGCGATGGATACCCTTCTTCGCCAGGACTGAAACCATCAGCTCGCTTGTCAATCTCATGACGAGCAAACCATGCACTCATCGTGCGAATAGTCTCATCGCTCAGCTCATCACCGCTCAAAATCTGCCCAGCACGCCTGGCTGCAACCTCAGTTCCACCCTTGCGTCCCTCTTCTTTCCATGCGCGATAACGTCGCGCCTCTTCCCTCATTCCATCAGTCGGCATTGCGCCCATCAGCCTTCCTCCTGCGGTAACGGTTGATCAGCCGGCAACATCGGCTGCTCAATGATGTCCCGATCCAACTCAACACCCAAACGTTCAGCAGCAGCTTGCTCGCGAGCAATCTCGGCTAAATTATCGTCAAAATCACCGCCAAGTTTCGCAACAATTTGCGCCTTGGTCATATAACCCGCCTGCTCCATCTCGCGATAAGCCTTCACTTCCTTGAGCGGATCCACCCAATCCCAGCCACGCGCCATCCAGCGCGGCGTGTCATAACGCTCAGGCCGCGCTTCAAAGTCATCAAACGGCAGCTCACCAGCAAGCACAGCCAGCGACAGCCATTCACGGAATACGCGCAAGTGGAAATGCTCAATCAGATAAGCCTGCACCACCTTCCAGTGCTCCCGATCCTCAAGCAACGACAGCCTGCTGCTCGAATAATTCGTATCACTAAAATCACGGCTTAGCGTTTCATACGAGCAGCCAAAACCGCTCGCAAATCGACGTACTTTATTTTTGACAAACATTTCAAATTGCTGATCTGGCGAGTCGATGCTTGGCACCGTCACGTTCTCGCCCGGCATCAAATACTTGAACATCCCTGGCTCAAACTCACTGATCCGACGCTCGTTGTCGACGTCGTCAGCATTTAGCTCGCCCTCTTGATTCGTAATAAAACCCATGATTGACGCACCAGCGCGCGCCCGAATCACAGCAGCTTCTTCATACCCTTGAAGTTGATGCGCATCGGCCATCACAGAGTGGAACCACGGCACGCCACGATGCTGTTGTGGCCTCTCTGGGATAAACAAATGAATGACATCTTCCGCCGGCAGGAAGACATGCTTTTCATTTCGCTGCGGCGCATTCTGGAACCAATAGTCACCTGGATGGCGCGTGAGGAAGGCGTACCGCACAGGGCGGCCCCATTCATTGACCTCCACGCCCATACGCCATTCGTTCCCCTGGGCGAGGGTTGGGCCTTGATACTCCTCATCCAGGTAATCAGCCTCAAGCATTTGGAGCGCCAATGGCACTCGACTGCCACCGAACGGACGGCGAACAATCCTGAACAGCGCCTCTCCTGACTCCGGCAGTGCGCCAATTGCCAACCACTCCATCATGTGGAAGCTTTGGCGCCCAGCTACATCACAATGCTCAGCGCGGCACCAAGACGCCCACTCCTGCTCAATCAAGCTGTTTGTCCGCTCATCACGGCGATTACCGCGCAGCAATGCAACCTGCGACTGCATCTTGATGCCACTGCCGACAACGTTGATTTGCGTTGTCCGCTTTGCCTGCTTTGCGTACGGATTATTCCGCACCATTTCGCGGCTGCGATCACGCAGCTTGCGCAGACTGGTGCGAATTTCAGCGTCCGCACTCGCTTGTGACGACATCCAATCCGCAGTTAGGCGACTGATGATTGCGCCCGCATAATTACGCCGCCTCACAGGTGGCAGTGCCTTGGGAATCGGCTGGAGGCCAATACGACGCAGAATGTTGGTGCGGATGCCCATCAGCCGTTACCGAAACGGATAAACAAATTGTTTGGATCGCCTAAACCAGAGGCGATAATTTTCGCTTTATTCTCACGCACCACAGTTGCCTTCAACTGCGACTCCAGGGCGAGCAAATCAGTCAGGTCATATCGCTTCAGGCTGCGATTGCCAATGCGATATTCCTGCGTTGCACCCCCTGTCATCAAGGAGCGAATTGCAGCCTGAACCGCCTCTAAATCTTTCTGCGCCTGCGTTCGGCCGTCAAATGCTGCAGGCGATCCGGCATAAGCCAATGATGCCTGGACCTCGATCTGACCTCGGCTGTACTCACTGACCGCACCACCGCTGATCGCAGTCAGCACAGCCTGGAAATACCACCCAGTGCTGGCATCCATTCCGGCGCTGGTTGCAGCAGGAATCGTGATCCGCCAACCATCTGAATACGCAGTACCGGTCGCGGTAACACCCTCGCCTGCTGTATTCAATCTGAAATAATACATAAGATTATGCGTTGCACTCGTTACCGCGTTGCCGAAAATATCCGTGGTCGCAGCGTCAGTCCACACCACGTCCACGCCGGCTGTTATGGACGGGGGAATCGCCATTCGACCTCTAACTTCAGGCTTCTTGGTACTTTAGCGCCGTAACTCACCACTGCTTCACAAAACTCCGCTTCGGTGCCGCCGCCGCACGCACACGCTTCGGCTTCTCCTCACCGCGCCTTTCGAGTTGATCCCATATCGTCCTCCTGTCCATCTTCTGGTACAAACGATGCAATGCCGCATACGCATAATTCATTTCATCCAACGCTTCGTTTGCAGCCTGACTCTTCTTCACCCACACACGCTCGGGATAGCCGTTCCTAAACCGCAGGATCTGCTTCTCGGCTGTCAATTCCTCGAAATAATCCGTTCCAATCGTTGGGAAGAAATGCAAATATCCCGCCCCGGGCTCATTGTGCTTCAACCGACCAAACAACAGCGATTTCACCGTGTCGACGCCGACCGGAAACAACTGTGCCCCTTTCTTTAGCGCTTTACCTTTGTAGTCCACGTCTACCTTCGATGCCTTGCCAAGCGGTGGCTTGCCCTTCTGCGACATACCCTTAATCGCAATCACGCCCATTGCTGCACGCTCCCTGCTGTACTGATACACCTCTTGCGTGTGATGACCGCCGGAGTCAATCGCGCAACACAGCACCTTCATCTCTTCATCGGCCTCGTTTAGGTAAGGCTTCTGCAAAATTTCGTCCAACTGCTTCCATACCTCTGGTCGAGATGGACTCCCATATAGCTTCACGCGATCGATCAGCCAGCCTTCTTCCTCGCGGCCCCATCCCCACACGCTGAGCGACAGGCGGTCATCCTGCACGTCACAGCCAATCGTCAACGCCAGTACCTCGGCAGGTGGCACATATTGCTGATACTGCTCCTCTGCTGCACGCTCGAGCAGAGAATCGGCGCCAACCTTCGACGCATACTCGTCTTCCCACGTCTCGCCAAGCACCGTATTGACGAACGTTTTTAGCTGTTCTGCGTCATTTTTTGCATCCAAGAATTCTTCCACCAGATTTGGCCACGTTGCATTCGGGCTGTAGCTATAGGCCGCCCAGATATGAAACCCCACATGCTTCCCGTTGCCCGGTGCAGTAGCGCGCCACTCACCGCGCTCCACCATCCAACGCTTTTTAGAATGTGGAATTATTACGCCACATGACTCGCAGCAGTACCCCGCTGTGCTCGGGTCACCATCAGTCCAGCGAATGTTTGGCCATTTCAGGTACTGCATATGACCACAATCAGGACACGGGACGAAATAGCGACGCTGATCCGTTTGCAGGAACATGCGCTCCACACGGCTGAAGTCCTTCACTGTCGGCGTGCTACCGGACACAATTGTGCGATTCCAGTAGTACTCAGTCCTTCGGATACCAAGCTTGATCTGGTCGCCTTCCGCACCCGCAGAGGCTGGGTAACCGTCGATCTCGTCAAATAACACCACCCTCCGACTCACACGTCTAAACCCGCGCGGGCTATTAGCGCCCACCATGCTCAGCGTTCCACCTGGAAACTGCTTTTGCAAAATCGTATTCGCGCCATCTTTCGCCTTCGACTCGCTCACCAAACCCTTCAAGCAAGGCGTATCACGCAACATCGGCGCGATCTCTTCCTTCGAATATCCCTGCGCATCCTCAATTGTTGGCTGCACCAGCATGATCGGACACGGATCCTGGTGAATATGGAATGCAATGGTGTGGTTCAAAATCTTCGAGTACCCCACGCGGGCGCTCTTCATCACCGTCACCTGTTCAACCTTTGCATCCGTTATTGCATCCATAATTCCTTTTTGATACGGCAAAGTATGCCATCTGCCGCCCTCTGCGCTGCTTTCTGCGCTTAAAAATGCATAACGATCTGCCCACTCGCTCAAAGTCAGCTTTTCTGGCGGTCGAAACGCCATAAACGCTGCTTTTTTTACCCTTAGCAGGTTGTCCTCATTCATCAGCCGCGCTCTCCGACAAGTCCTCCAGTGTCTCGCGAACAATATCTTCCAGCATTGATACCGCATCAGTATCAAGATCAGGGATCCTTTGCTTTGCCTTGGTTGGAATACCCATAATCTTTGTCCTAGCCAGCGTCACAATCTCAACCCATTGCAACTCCACCTCGTCTGCCTTGATCAGTAATCCTTCTTTTTGCTTGCGATCTAACTCGAGCAACTCTGCTTTTAGGTGCTCGGTGCGTGCTCTTGACTCGTCGTAATCAGGAATTGACTCCTCAGTCCTCGCCATCCGCGATCTGGCTGCCGGAAATGCTTTCTCTCCCAACGGCGGCTTTGGTCCTCGACCAATTCGCTTCTGTGTGTTTTTCGCCCAGTGCTCGCGCATGGTTTCGCTGTTCACCAGCTCGCGACCATCCGCTGTTCGCACTACCGGCAAGCGGCCTGCTTTCACTGCTGCATACACCGCCTCTGGTGTCACGCCCAGCGCGCGCGCTGCCTCGGATCTCGTAATCAATGGCATAAATAGATGTTACACGCAATGTCCAGCTAGCGTAAAGCAAAATCTTGTGATATAATGCCCGGCTTTTTCGAAAGCGGACGGGGTAGGGGACGCATTGTTTGACGAATAGAAGATACTTCGGCGAATTGTACCTAGCCGTATGGAGCGATTCGAATTACCT